TGGCGAAGATGACCGTCTTTGGAAACCCGAACTTGATAAAACTGGAAACGGTTTTGCAGTGATTCGTTTCCTTCCTGCCCCTGAAGGAGAAGATGTTCCTTGGGCAAAGATGTATTCTCACGGTTTCCAAGGTGCTGGTGGTTGGTTTATTGAAAACTCTCTGACCACCCTTGGACAAAAAGATCCTGTTTCTGAATACAATCGCAAACTTTGGAATAGTGGTAGCGATAAAGATAAGGAAACAGTTCGTAAGCAAAAGCGTAAACTGTCTTACTATTCCAACATTTATGTTGTAAAAGATCCTACCAATCCTCAAAACGAAGGCAAAGTTTTCCTGTTCAAGTATGGCAAGAAAATCTTTGACAAGATTATGGAAGCAATGCAACCTGAGTTTGAGGATGAAACTCCTATCAATCCTTTTGACTTCTGGGAGGGTGCGAATTTCAAACTCAAAATCGTAAAGAAAGATGGGTATTGGAACTACGACAAATCTGAGTTTGGTTCACCTGAACCACTACTGGATGATGACGATGCTCTGGAAGCCCTCTGGAAGAAAGAGTATTCTCTGGCAGCAGTAACTGCTCCCGATCAGTTTAAGTCCTACGAAGAACTGGAAGCACGTCTTAACGCAGTTCTTGGTCTTCAAAGTCCAACACGTTCTCGTGCTGTAGTTGAGCAAGAGGATGATCTTGAAGAGTATGAGAAAACTCCTACAGTTCAAGATCGTGTAGTAGAAGAGTTGGAGCAGTCCTATGCTCGCTCTAAGACTCCATCACTTCCTAAGATCTCTCAGGATGATGATGAAGATGATGCTCTTTCCTACTTCCAGCGTCTTGCTGAAGATTGATCAAGAATAAAGTCTGATATCATCAGCACGTTTAAGGGTCTCAGTCTTATATTGACTGGACCCTTCTTTGTATTCCATCATATCTTTAATATCATTTAAGATAATATTAAGATATCTTGTTTTAAGAACATATATGTTTCTCTTATTATTTTCTAATTTTTCTTCATACTCATAGTTGGTTACTGGAACTGAAATAATTCCTGTATCTACTTGACTATCAATAAAGTAGTCATAGAAACTTATTGAATAATCTTCTGGAACTTCTAGTCCCGCTGGAACGATAACTACTCCCTGACTGTTTTTAACTTCAGCAGTTTCGTAGTGATGTATTCCGTTGTAGATATTATTATAGATATCTTCTTCTGTGGTTAATCCAACTCCGTATTTTTCTCTTAAATAAGTATCAAAGGAATTCTGAGTTAATGGCCACTCTGTTTGGATGTTTACAATATTATTTGAAAGAAGAATTACCCAGTCTAAAGTTGAGTCATCATAGACTTTAAAGGCAACGTTATCAGGACGGTCATCTCCTTCTATTTTATATTTTTCAAAGAACGCTACATTTTGAAAAATATCAGGACGAATGTTACCTCTTTTAAAAAGGTTTTTAACTTCTATATAATCACCTATCTTAGCATCAGGAAGTCTGCTTACATATTCAAAAGATGGTAGTTGTCTGAAGTATGGATTTGCCATTTTAGTAACCTATGTTATTGTAATCATCTCCATAATCATTATCATAAAGAGGTTCAAGTTCTTGAAATTGTAGATCAAGTTGATAAGAAACCATAGATGGTTGGTTGGAATCATCGAATGACATATAGTTTCCTTCTGGGGTGTAATTTACACTACAACTTGTTAGAGCACACTCTTTAAATTTATTTAAGTATGGATGTTGTTGGTTTTGAAAAATATAAGAGATGGCAAAAGTATGGGGTGTTTGTAATAAGAAAGAAGAAGCAGATTTTTTTACTGACATCGCTTGTTTGAAGTTTCTTATAGTTTTTTTAACTATAACTGCCTCCTCAGATGAACGTGGTGAGAGTTTGAAACTAAAACTAAATGTGCGAAGGTATGGTGAGTTGAATAGCAACTCCATATTGGGATTGATGATAGTTCCAAATTGTCTCTGCATAACACCACTTGTTTGTAGAGCACTTTCAGTGAATGATGTTATTACTCCTTTTCTTAGTTCATTCTTAGCGGCCGCAGCAGCATCTAGTTGTCGTTGAGCATTTGCTGATACATCTTCACCTTGAATAGCAGTTTGTACTAAAGATCCTAGACCTTGCATCAGCGGGTTAAAGTTGGTATCTGACCAATTGACTTGATTCGTATCTTGAATTCCTCCCGGTATTGGTAATACTATAGTTGCTAATATTTGTTTTTCTCTACCTTTTATAGTTGGGTTTCCCCGATTAACAGACACAATTCTCAAATTATTATCTTGTTGACCAAATTCTTTGAGACCCGATTGTTTGTATTGTACGATTGAAAATTTTATACAGTCTTGTAAGGCTGCGTCCAATCCTATCGGATAAACTACACTTTCATAACTTTGTCTTTGGAGTATATCTTTACTTTCGGACTCTAGTAGGTTCTTTTGTGCTTCGCTTGGACCAGATGCACTTGTTGATATTCCCGCTGAAGGAGTAGATGCAGCATTTCCATTATCTAGTTGTTGTATTTGTTTATCCGAAGCTCCTTTTAATTTTGCATCAATTTTTGCAGCACTTCTTGTTGCCGTATATAATTTGTTTCCTGGATATAGAGCAGCAAGTTGAGTTGAATCTAATAGTGATTTTCCTTGAGAATCTTTTTCTGGAATCCAAGTTTTTCCACCATCAGTTGATGTTGCTAGTGCTCTTACTTCTGTTCCACTTCTTCCAGGAACAGTATCTTGTAAAGTTAATTTTGATTGACTTACGTTTCCTGGAGAATTTGGTGTGGAACCTGTAATGTTTACTTCAGTTTTTACCGTGTATGTTGTTTCCACATCACCAAGGTTTACTCTAAATGGATCACTTGTACCTGTTTTTTCTCCATCAGATGTCCACTGCTGACCAACTGCCATCAAACCTTCCTCCTTACTACAGGAAGAATCATCTCAGTTTTTTGTAGAGTGTGAGACATTTATAAGGAGTTTTTATTTATTTAGACGGAATTTTGCATAAGGTATTGAGAGCATCTCATCCAACTCATTATATTCTACAACATGAAGTTTGCCAGCAATTTCTTCCCAAGTGTAGTTTCTTGATTGTCTCCAATGAAAGTTGATTGCCTTAAATCCCCAGTTGTAAAGTTCAGTACATGCAATCAATGGATGTTGATCATATTCAATATCAGGTGTTTTTGGATTGTAAATGAATGTGTAAAACTTTCCTGGTTCTGGATATAGTACTTCTTTCCTTAGAGAATCTAAGATTAATAACATTAGGTCTTCTGGATCTGATGTTTTAGACTTATCAATTTTTTTAAGAAGATCTCTCATTCTTTGAGTGGTAGATGTTTTTTCTACATACTTCCCAAAACCTTCTGCCATTATTTGATACCTAATTCTTGTTCTGTAATAATCTTAAATCCAATCATATTGTCCTCGCAAAATTCTTGTGCTGCCTTCCACTTTGCTTGATTAGTTGCATAAGTATAAACTTCGTGAAGATATGATTTTGTTGTTCTTGATCTTGGTTTTGGTGCAACCGTTTCTTTTTTGGGTTTGATTTCTACGATATACTTCTTTATCTCTCCAGACTGTTCTTTGACTTTAATAATAAAATCTGGGAAATAATTTCTCACTTTTTGTTTTACTGGGTCATAGTATTTGATCCGAATCTCTTCCGAACCCCAAGCAATAATATTTGGATTCAAATCACACCAGTGGCAAAATTTTCTTTCCCAACTACTTCTACAAATAATATTGTTTGGATTTCCAAGGTACTTTTGGGGATAGGATGGTTTGTAGATACTTTTAATACTTTCTGCCATTATCCTTACTACATAATATATAAAGTCAAAAAGTATTTATAAATGCCTAAGGCAAGGTCAGTCTCTAATATTAAATCTAATTTACTTAGACCCGCATTAACTTCTCATTTTGCGGTTCAAATTCCTATTCCAAATGAAGTAAAATCGGTATTTTCTAAAAGTAATACTCTTAAGATGTCTTTGGTTGATCAAGATAAATTAAATTTATTGTGTTCTGAAGTATCTTTACCAGGATCTTCATTAGCGACTTTAGAAATTAATAATGATTTTACTGGAGTTACTGAAAGACATGCTCACAGAAGAATTTATGATGATAGGATAGATTTTACTTTTTATGTTGATGCTGAGAAATATTTGCCAATTTTGTTTTTTGAAGGATGGATTAAATATATTTGTGGAGAAAGTGTTGCCTATGATACTAGAATGAGAGGTAATGTTGGATCCAGAGATGAAAAATATTTTTATAGAGTTAGGTATCCAAACACATATGTTGCACAGGGATTGAAAGTTACAAAGTTTGAAAAAGATATTGATATTGGCGGAAACAGCATAACCTATGAATTTATTAAGAGTTATCCAATTAGCATTCAATCAATGCCTGTTTCTTATGATGCTTCAAGTTTATTAAAATGTACTGTATCTATGACTTATATTAGATACGTTATTACTCCTGAAAATAATTCTGAGGTTTCACTTGTACCAGAATATGTGAGTGATCCTCAACAACAAGCAATTGCTAATGGATATAATTTTCAAAATAATCCAACGTTTCAAAACCCACAATTTAATGTTGGTGGAGTTCCTGATTTTGCAGCAAATTCATCAGGCAATACTGTTGATAGAAGAGTTGAAGCAGGTCTCCCTGGTGTAGGTAGAGTAACTTTTGCTGAGAGAAGTATATTTGGCCCCTGATAAATAATCAAACTGAAGCATCTATAAGACATTATGCCTTTACCAAAGATCTCCACACCAACATATGAGTTGGAATTGCCATCAACTGGACAGACAATAAACTATAGACCTTTTCTTGTAAAAGAAGAGAAGGTTTTAGTTATCGCATTAGAAAGTGAAGATACAAAACAGATTACTACCGCAATCAAAAATGTAATTAAAAACTGTGTTCTTACAAAGGGAATTAAAGTAGAGACACTTCCGACATTTGATATTGAATACTTGTTTCTTAACCTTCGTGGTAAGGCAGTTGGAGAAGAACTAGAAGTTAATATTATCTGCCCTGACGATGAAACAACGACTACCAAAGTTACTTTGAACCTAGATGATATCAAAGTTCAAAAGAATGAAGAGCATAGTAATAGAATTAAGGTTGATTCTAGTATTATGATGGAAATGAAATATCCTTCATTAGACCAATTCATTAAAAACAATTTTGATTTTAATGATACGAGTGCGATGGATCAATCCTTTGATCTAATTGCATCCTGTATTGATAAGATTTATACAGAAGATGAAGTATGGGCTGCTGCTGATGTGACTAAAAAAGAACTTGTTGAGTTTTTAGAGCAAATGAATTCAGCACAATTCAAAGAGATTGAAAAGTTCTTTGAGACTATGCCGAAACTTTCTCATAAGATTTCCGTGACCAATCCAAAAACTCAAGTTGAGAGTGAAGTTGTTTTAGAAGGGTTAGTAAGTTTTTTCGCATAGCCCTAGTCCATATGGACTTGGAGAGTTATTTCCGTCTTAATTTTGCTTTGATGCAGTATCATAAATATTCTTTGACAGAGATTGAAAATATGATGCCTTGGGAAAGAGACATCTATATTGCTTTATTACAACAGCATCTTGAAGAAGAAAAACTAAAACAACAGCAATCTAATGGCAATCAGTTCTTCTAGTATTGTACCCTCAAAAGCGAAGAATGGTCGTGCCTTAGTCAATGAGAAAATTGATGAAAGGATATTAAGATTACTTGGGTTAGAAGATGTTTTTGATATTGATTATGACACATATTCTTCTCTTTTAAAGGAAGCGATGGTAAAGGGTAGGATGCCCAAAACATCGATGCCTACAGAAGAAATTGAAATGGTCACATATGAATGGAAAAGAATAAAGGGTAAAAGCGGTAGATTTAAAGTTAAAAAAATTACAGCAGCAAGTTTCAAAAAGGGAACTGCTGTTGGTATGAACTTGGGCAAGAAAAAACTTCTTACAGGTATCAGACCACTTGCTCTTCCTTCTGCGGTCGATAAGATGACTGGAGGAGATGATTTTGTTGAGATTAAAGATCTTCTTGCGGAGATTATTAAGAATTTAACACAGCAAAACAAATCACAAAAAGACGCTACTGAGAGATCTAGAAAAGAAGCAGAGAATGCTAAAAGAGCAGTCGCAGAATCAAATTTAGAAAAAGGTTTTAAGTTTGCTATCAAAGCGGCAGAGAGAGTTATTGCTCCTATTAAATCATTATTATCAAGAATTATTGATTTCTTTATGGCAATCTTTTGGGGAAAAGTATTCCTCAAACTTTTAGACTGGTTTGCCGATCCAGCAAATAAAAAGAAAATCGATTCTTTATTCAGATTCTTTGGTGACCATTGGCCTAAACTCTTAGCACTTTACTTAAGGTTTGGTACTGGTCTTGGTAAGTTTGTTGGTGGATTTACCAAACTGGTATTTTTTGGTACACGAAAGTTGCTTCAAGTTGTTGCCAGTATGCTTGGCGCAAAAGGAGCAGCAAGATTTCTTGGTGGTCGTGGTGGAAGATTAGTTGCTGCTGGGTTACAAGTAGCAACGACTGTTGGAACCACTATGGCATTAAGTAGTGGTATTGAAAAATTTGTTGGTGGAGGAAAGGAAGAAAAACCCAAAACCCCTACGTTTTCTGGTGGTGGGTTAGCAAACCTTAAAAAGTTATTTGGATTTTATGGTGGAGGTCCTGGTCACATAAAGGGTCAAAAAGGAGTTGATAAGATACCTGCGATGTTGAGTGATGGCGAATTTGTTATGTCTCGTGGGGCAGTTCAAAAGTATGGAGTAGATACGCTGGAGTCTATGAATGCTGCTGGTGGTGGAACAAATAGACCTAAGATGATTAGTGGAGTTCCTTATGCTGCTGGTGGTGGGTTAATAGGTTATGCTGGTGATATGATTAAGAATCACGAAGCATTATCTTCATTAAGACCAGGACAAAATTATTATGTTTCAGTAAAGAGTCCCGAATATAAAAATGTTTCAAATTCAACCAAAATTTATCCATACTTAGATAGTGTTAATGTTCCTACTATTGGATGGGGAGCAACTTATTATGATAACCTATTGAAAGGTTCTAAGAAGGTTAAAATGGGTGATCCTCCAATCACAAAAACAGCAGCAGATAATCTTCTAACTAGACATCTTTCTCAACTTATTCCACTAGCAAAATCTAAACTTCCTTTATGGAATAAGATGTCTCCCCAGCAACAGGGAACAGTTGTCTCTTTTCTTTATAATGCAGGTCCAAATTCTATTGATCCTATGGGTCCATATCCAAAGTTTTCCAAAGCATTAATTGCTGGAAATATGAGTGAGGCATCTAGAAATACCACCAGAGGTGGTCCAGCACTTTCAAGAATTAATGAAGAGAGAAAACTACTGAGTACGGGTCCTTCTGATTTGACTAAAGTGAAGCAACCCACAATGGTAGCATCAAAACCAAAACAACAACCAAATTTATTTGATAGACTTTCTTCTGGTTTTTCTTCGATGATTGGTAAGGCTAGTTCTATTGTTTCTCCTCCAGCACAAGCAAAGGAACCTAAGTATGCTAAAGGTGGAATGGTTCCAGCTAAGTTATCAAAAACACCAACCAATCTTAAAAATATTTCTCCACCATCAAAACCATCTGTAGTTGTAAGAACCGTAAGTAGTTCTGGAGCACAGAATGTAAATATTCCAGGATCTCCTGGTGCTCCAAGAGTACCTTCATTTAGTTCTGCTCGTATTGATAAGGAAAGAAAAAGAATTCTTGATATTCATAGTATCGCATAGTAAACAATTATGGCACCTAAACAACTCCCTCAAGCAAAAATTAGTCCAGCAAAACTTTTAGGTGGGAGTTCATTAGCGACTACTGTTAAAAAGATAAGTGCCAAGTCGATCGCTGGTGGTGATCATTCTTTTGAACTTGGTGTTATTAAAAAACAGGTTATAAAAATTAGTGATCTGGTTAAAACAAATACCTTACTCAAAGCAAAAGAAGAAGACAGAAAAAGAAAACTTGCTGAACAGAAAAGGTTTGGTGAAAAGGAAGAAAAACTTGAGAAATCAAAAGAGAAACAAGATAAAATACCATCACTTCCAGCATTACCAAAGTTAGGGTTCCTTGATAGAATCAAAAGTTTTCTTTTTAATATTTTTCTTGGTTATATTTCACTTCGTTTACTTCCATATCTTCCAAAACTTGCTGGTATTGTTGGAACTATAATAAAAGTTCAAGATACTGTTATTGATATTTCTGGTAAGATATTAAATGGTTTAGTGTCTTTTGTTGATAAAGCATACGAAGTTCACGATAAAACCAGAAAGTTTTTAGGTGATCTTGGTGGAGATAATTTCACCAAGACATTTGATGGTTTTATTGATGCGATGGATAAGGTGATTTTAGCATCTATTGCTGGTGCTATTGCCTTTGGAGAACTTCGTGATACTGGTGGAGAACCTGATGTTGCTGCTGCACCACGCGGCGGAAAATATGCAAGATCGGGAGTTACAAATATTGCAAGAAAAGGAATAGTTTCAACTCTTGGTAGAGGAGGAACGAAAACCGCATTAAAGATTGTAAAACCTTTAGTAAAAAGGATACCACTTATTGGTGGTATTATGGAATTTGTTCTTTCCTGGATGTCTGGAGACCCTGTAGGTAAGGCAGCATTTAAGGGTATTGGTGGTGGTCTTGGGACTTGGATTGGGGGTGCTCTTGGAAGTTTAATACCTATTCCTGGAGTTGGAACTGCGATTGGAATGTATCTTGGTGCTGAAGGTGGTTCTGCTTTAGGTGGTCTTTTGTATGATAAGATCTTTAATAACAAAGATCCAAAACAGCAAAAGGTTCAGGGTCGTGCAGGTGGAGGTTCAGTCACAAGAGGTGGTCAATTAACTGGTCCAATAAAAAGAACATTAAAAAAACCAAAAGTAACTAGAACAATAAAAGTACAAACAACAGAAGTTAAACCTGGTCAGTCTGTTGGTGGTGAAGATAAAATTAAAAAAATATTCCCAGAAACTGAGACAAAAGATGCTGATACTGTAAACCCACTTGGGTATATGAAAAGTTCCTATAAAATAGGATCTTCAGTTCCTGGATTTGGTGGAATAGCAGCTATCTTTATGAAAGCTCAACTTGGAGAACAACCATCGAATGTTGACTATCAAAATGCTGCTGATGGTTTATCTTCTTGGATGCAGAGAACTTTTGGTGGTGGTATTCAAAGAACTGGAGGTGCTTTTGCTGGCGGTGGAGAAGTTGATGCTGGAATGTTTAGTAATGGTGATGATATGAAAAATGTTATTGCTAAAGCACTTCAAAATAGTGTTGCACCAAAAGTTGAGGATATTATTAATGATTTGAAAAAACAGATTGGTTTAAAAGAAATTGACCGTGGAAAAAAACCAGGGGAGGGTCCAGGTGCTGAAGATGAATCAACAGGTTCTCCTACACTTGTTGGTAATACTAATGCCGAAAAAGTTTTCAGATATCTTGTAGATACTGAAGGATTTACTCCAGAAGCTGCTGCTGGTATTATTGGAAACTTAATGCAGGAATCTGGAGTCAATCCAAAATCAAAACAACTAGGTGGTGGTCCAGGTAGAGGTATTATGCAGTGGACTGAATTTGAAAGATGGGCTTCTCTAACTGCTTGGGCTAATAATTCTGGAAAGGATCCTTGGGCACTTGAAACTCAGGTTGAGTGGATGGTTAAAGAGATGAAATCCTATGGAACTTATAATAGAATTAAAGGTGTGTCTTCTTATAAAAGGGCAGTTGAAATATTTGAAAGGGAGATGGAACGTGCTGGCACTCCAAATTACCCAAGAAGATATCAGTTTGCTGCAGACGCTTTAGCAAGTTTTAGTTCTGGTGCTGGTGCCGGTGTTGATATTCCTTTGGGAAAAGGTTATGGAACTGCTGGTGGAAAAATAGCAGGTGAATTGGGTAGATATATTAAACAAAAACTGAAGCAAGGTCCTGATTTTCAAGCAGTTACTGAGCATCCTGAGCATGGTGGAGTTGGTCCTCCTGGAGTTCACGCTCGCAATTCCTACCATTATAAAGGTAGAGCAATTGATATTGGTGCTTATAGTAATGAGCAAGCAAAAATTCTTAAAGTTATTGCTGAATTTAATCGACTCAAAGGTGTTCAACCAGTACAACTACTTCATGCAAAAAATGAACCATCTGGTCATAGCGATCACGTTCACGTTGCTTACAAGAGAGGTGGTAAGGTCAAAGGAAAACGGGGTATTGATCAAATACGCGCTATGCTAACTCATGGAGAATACGTTCTTGATCTTGATTCAACAACAGCATTAGAGAAGAATTTCCCTGGTTTCTTGGATGCTCTCAACAAAGCAAACTATGATGGTGCAATAAAAGTCTTAAGGTCTTATGCTGAATATGAACAAGGATCTACTATACACGCAGTAGTTGATGAAAAACTAATACCAGTTCCAATTCCAATTTCTTCTCCTCAACAACCAGTTGTTATTTCTTCTGGTTTTGGTGAATCTGAAGATAGTATGTCTTTCAATTATACAAGGTAAATAAGATAATAGGAGTTCTAATCTAATGCAACAAAGTTCTAGAAATTATTCACTCGAACAGTTTATAATATCTCCATCAAAAGAAAGGAAAACTACTCCTATTGATTTGGGAGCGAATGGAACTACTATTACTGATTTTTATTATTTTGAAAGTATTCTGAATGAAACTATCAAAGCAAGTGTAACTTATACTGATGTTGGAAAGTATCCTGTCGGAGATGGAGTAACAAAAACTGTTATAGAAGGAATGCCTATAGAAGGTGGAGAGGATGTTGATATTAGATTCAAGGATATGAATCATGATGTCACCTTGAAATTAAAACTCCAAATAAGAACTCCAAACCAAGTTTCAAGAGACACTACTAGAACAATTGTAAATCTTGATCTAGTTTCTCAGGAAAGTATTATGAATTATAAAAAAGTTTTGAATGAAAGGTTCGATGGTAAAATATCAGATCATATAAAAAGGATTTTTACAACTAGTTTTGGTGTCGGTGAAGACAAGTTGGATATTGAAGAAACGGATAATAACTATAATTTTATTGGTAATAATTTTCATCCATTTTATATTTCTCACTGGTTAGCTAATAGATCTGTTCCTAAAGGTTTACTTGGAAATAGTGCTGGATTTTTATTATTCCAAACCTCAGATAAGTTTAAATTTAAATCTATTGACAACCTGCTTTCCTTACAAGATGCGAATGGAAATCAGAAAGGGATGAAAAAATTTATATACAACCAAACAGTAGATCTTCCAGATAATTATGATGCAAAAATTCTTGAACTTGAACCACCAAGTCCAAATGGAGATATTGTAAAAAAGTTAGAAGCAGGAACATATTCAACAAGGACTATTTTATTCGATCCATTTGATTGCTATTACGAAGTCATTAATCCTAATACGCAAGGAGATAAGAATATACTTGCCAGTGAAAAGAATCTTAAGAAGGCTGGAAAAAATCTACCAAAAATAAATCCAAAGTTTAACAATACAGAAATTAATAAAGACTTCTCAAAGACAAAATACTATCTTATTGATCGTGGCAGTATGCCTTCTGGATCTACTGATGAGCAAATTAGTAAATCAAAAGATCCTAATTTTGACCCAAGACGTATCCTGAACCAGTCTTCTATGAGGTACAACCAGTTATTTTCTTCAAAAACTACTATTACTATTTTTGGTGATTTTAGTCTTCATGCTGGGGATTTAATTTGGATTGACCCACCAAGAGGTACAAATAAAGATGGGCAAAGTTTAGATGACCATTTGGGTGGACCATACTTAATAGCAGATCTTTGCCACTATTATAATTTGACACATGGATGCTATACAAAAATTACCGCAGTAAGAGATTCTACGGGCAAAAAAGGAAACCCAACATATAAAGCTTTATAAAGTTGTTAAATAGTATTAATTAGTATAGTAAACTAACGCTATGGAAAGCGTAGAAAAGCATATTGAGCATGATAAGAAAATTCTTGATGATCCTATGATTTCTGCTCAGTCAAGAAGACATACTCAAGAAGAACTCCAAGCACTTGAAAGATGGGTTGATTCTCATCCAGAAGATCATCGTGATCCTACTTCTTTGGAACTTTATTGTAATGATAATCCAAATGCTTTAGAATGTAGGGTGTATGAGGACTGATGAGTTTATATAATCCTGGTTTTCTTGGAGAACATTTCAAGTGGTGGATTGGGCAAATTGCCGACGATTCCACCTGGCGTGATAATATTTTGCCTGGAAAATTTGAGAGCAAGAATCAAGTTCCTGGACACGGTTATAGATATAAAGTCAGAATCGTAGGTCTTCACGATCAAGGTGAGACTGAAATCGCTTCTGAACAACTTCCTTGGGCACAAGTAATGTACCCTGTAACGGGTGGTGGTGGTCAAGCAACTGCAGGAGCAACATCAAATTTAAGGCAGGGGATGTTTGTTTTTGGTTTCTTCCTTGATGGAATGGACCAACAAGTTCCCGTTATAATGGGAGTTCTTGGTAACAACATCCAAACTAAACTTTCTCCCACGGTGGGAGATAATAGAGTTACCAATAATAATCCTGGTTCGTTAGCAGTAAGTGGAAATGCTAACTCTGCAAAAGGGAACACCGACCCATATAGAAAAGTTCCTCATAGGGGACTTGATATTGAGGGATCTACAGAGACAAAACCAACAGTAGAAACTGTAACAGCCGTTCATAAGGTAACCGCTGCAGATGTAGTTAGAAATGATTACTATCAGAAAAAGACTGTATTAATGTCTCCTTGTGAACACGTTAAATCTGCACTTAAAGCAATACAAACAGAACTTGATAACCTAACAAAAGAAATTGATAAGGTTTTAAACACAGCACGATCTTATATCGATGCAGTATCTAACTTTATTTCTAGCATTCAAAATTTGATATCTGACTTTGCTTGTAAGATAGCAAAATATATGAAGGTTGTTTTTAATAAAATCAAAGAATATGTATTAAAAATAATCAATAAGAAATTATCTCCAACCATAGAACTACTTCCACCAAATTTAAGATATACTTACTTTGATGTTAAATCATCTATTACCGAACTTATTACTTGTTTGTATAATAAAATCACAAATAATCTTTGTGGACTCATACAATCTCTTTTAAATCAACAGATAGAAACTTCATTACCTACAAATCAAAACCTCAAATCACCAAAAACTCCAATATGTTCAGTTGAAAAATTGGCAGGAGATTTAATTGCTCTCAATATGGATCAAATGAATACTGGTATTAATGGGGTTCTTGATAATATTAATAATTTCTTAAGTGATATTCAGTCGCAACTTGGTGTTGTTTCTGGTGGACCTAGTTCTTTCAAAGATGTAATTGGTGGAGTAAACGGAAGTATTACATCAGCACTTAGTTTTGAAAATATTAAGCTTAACGTTTTTGGTTGTGATCTAAAACCAAACTGTCCAGCATCAGATTATTATACCCTTCAAAATGGTGCTGGTGCTGCTGAAGATCCACAGCAACCAAGATCTGCAGAAGTTGATAAGGCAGCACAAGGAACTCCACCAAAATCTCAGGTAACGAAAACTCCATATGCTCAACCAGGCAGAAATCAACAGGACGTAATTAATAATATTAATCGCGCAGCATCATTTATCAATTCGCTCTAGATCAATAAATATCATTAAAGAAAAGGGAGATATGTCTTTTAATCTATTTGCTACACCTACTCAAGATGATATTACAGTTGGATATATTGATCCAACTCTTGGGTACGTTGATGGCGTCTCAGTATGTGAAGCAAATACCTATGCTAAGGATAATCCTGGAGCAGTTTTTATTTTTAGGGATGGTGATAACAATCTATTATACTTAAATATAAACGAAGTTAATAGTCTTACACCAACTAGTTTAATAGCAAAAAATGAGGAGTGTGGTGGAATACAAAACTATAGTGAGTGTGGTCCGCCAAGAATTCAATTTTTTGGTGGCGGTGGAATAGGTGCAGTTGGGAATCCTGTTATTGGTAGGGATGGTTCTATTCTTGCTGTTGATGTTGTAAGTGGTGGCCACGGTTATGAATATGCACCGATTGTTGCCGCAAAAGATGACTGTGAGATTGGTAATGGTGCTCTCTTAACTGCTGTTCTTGGAGAAACTGCAGATGAGATAGAAGTATATGAGGGAGAAGAAGATTTTGAAGAGTATGAAATATGCGAAGATGCTGATGCAGGATATGGTGTTAAGTATGGACTTAATGGAGAAGTTCTTGGTGTTTGGGATCCAAGTACTTATACTAAAATAGGTGCTGATCCTATTCAAAGAGAAATAGAGGCATTTCAAAACGCATTAAAAAAACCTTTCTGGACTACAAGAGAAAAACAACCTGATAGAATCATTATATCTGGTGATCAATATGCAACTCAAGAAACAACAAATGTTACTTTTCCAGAATGGGGTGAGTTTCTAAATCAGTATGGCATTTCTCCCGTCAAACCTTCAGATACAAGAGGGAGTGATGAGGCTGGTAAGACATTCACTATGGAGTGGGAACAGAATTTTCCTATTACCGGAGAGTACATTTTTAGAGGTTCTTGTGATAATGAATCACAAGTTTATGTTGACAACGTATTGGTTGGAAACTTAGTTAGTTTTAAAGACAATCCAACACCATTACAGAAAACTATTCAGGAAGGAAATCATATCATTAGAATTGATTTGACAAATACTCCTTTCGTAAAAAAAGAAAAGGTAACTAATACGGTTGATGTTACTTTTACTGTTACTGGTCTTGGAAGAAATACTGATCAAATGAAGTTTTCATTTGTAAGTGGAGGCAAAACCTTTACTTTAAAGGGGAATAAAAATAGTGGAGACAGAAGAACTGAAACCATAAAACTAGATCCAAAAGCAAAGTTTAAAATCGTTGCTTCTTCTTCAAGGGGAACTGTAGAGCAGGGTATAATCAAAAATGGTACAAAAAATAAAGAAGGTGGCGATGGAGAGTCGAATAGAATTTTTGCCGACCATATTCAGTCCAATAATGATAATAATGACATACAAATCACCGCAAGTGTAGGTACTTTTAAAGCATTTAATAAGTCAACAACTCCAGAGGGTAGAAGCACATTTGATTTAACATTTGAAGTTGGTTCATCTGTAACTCCTAATACTACAGTTCAACAGATTATATCTCCAAAATCTTGGAATGAAAATCCTATGGGAGTTGGTATGATAATAGATGCACCACCCCCACCAGTTCCTCAAGAACAACCTCCAGTCCAAACAGGAAGATGTCCACCCAATCCAATTTGGACCACAAGGTTTCCTGGATCTCAGCAAAAATGGTATCCAGTTAAAAATAAGATATGGGCAAACTTCTTTAATAGGTACGCAATATCTCCAGTTCTTCCTTTAGATACTCCTGGAAGTGATGGTAGTGGAATAATTCATAGAAATTCTTGGGATATTGAAATCCCTTATAGGGGATATTATAAGTTTCAAGTGCAGCGTGATAATACTGCAAGAGTTTATGTGGATGGAAATCTTGCTTTTGATGTTACCACTTCTGGTGATGAGAAATGGGTAAAGTCTGGACTGGTTAATAAAATTAAATCGCAGAAAGTGTTTCTGGAAAAGGGTCTTCATACAATCTCAATTGAACTTGAGAATACACCACAAGCAACTACAAATATAATTGATACAAAGATCTTTAGCACTAAAGACTGGAGAGTTTCTCAAACTACTTCCTCAAACATTACCGCAAAGTTTGTTCAGCAGGGAGCTAGTTTTTATTTGCAGGTTGATGGAAATGGTTCTGATGAAATTACATTTTTGATGGATGTAAATGATGAACCACTTATTGCAGGATTGGCTGCTAAGGAGGTAATAATCCCATCAGACTCTGGTAAGTTGAAGTTTACTAGAACAGCACCGAGTGTTGGAGGAGTATCTCTTGATATTACTATTCCAACTCAAGAAAAAATTAAAAAAACTGGAACTTTTACTGGAGGTAAAAAGTATGGACCTATCCAAATTATTGGTGCTGGTGTAGGAGCAAGGGGTCCAATTATTAATAGTAAAAATAGACTTGGTATTAGAGATGCTGATGGTGATGATGAAAATATCAAGATCACTATTGAAAAGATAAAAGGATCTGCACCAACTCCAGCAACATCTCAAAGTCCATCCTCAGGTGGAGTGAGTTATGTTGGACCAACTTTATTTGGTCATATTGATAAGAGGTGGAGTAATTTTATGAATGAATATTCCGTTTCTCCAAAAGTTACTGATTCTCTTGGTAAGTTTACCTTGACTTGGAAGAACGTTAACTTTTCTTATAATGGAACTTATAAGTTTAACTTCCAGGCAGACAATAATGCAGTACTAAAAATTGGAGGAACTGAAATTTTAAAAACTTCTGAGTTTAAAGCAGAAAAAGTTCAATATGCATTCAATCTAACAGCAGGAAAATATGATGTAGTAATTGAACTAGAAAATGTGAAAACTGGTAAGGGTGGAAAGAATGATTCTATTTTTTCAAGTAACCCAACAGGAGTTTCTCTTTTTATCAGCAAAGATGTATCATTCACAGATAACAATAAAACTTCTTGGGTCCAAAACCCAATAGGAATCGCTGCTGCTCTAGTTCCACCTCCTTGTGCTAAAAAAATCGGAGGAAAAGGTGTTGTTGAGAAAGTGATCGTTGAAGAACCTGGAAATGGATATCTGCCTCCTTTAGAGCAAGGTCCAGGGTATCCAGTTGCTCTTATTTTGGAACAAGTAATCGTAGAAAATCCTGGGATTAACTACAGTTGTGGAGAAGATCAGATTGTAATTACTCCAAGTAATGGTGCTCAACTTTCTTATGATTGCGATTCTTTTGGTAGAATAAACTCAGTTAAAGTTTTAAATCCTGGTCTTGGATTTAATGTTTATCCTGAGATAAGTATCCCATCAACAACTGGAGTAAACGCATCTTTTAGACCAGTTTTTGCAGTAGTACGAGATCCAGTTGAGTTTATAGAAAATCAAAAATTAAATCAAGAAGCACTTATTCAGGTTACAGATTTGGTTGGACTCAAACAGACTGGATATATTGGTGGAAGAGCATATTACGGTGCAGTTTACTATGATGCTGGTATTCCATATGCTGGTTACTATAAGACTGCTGGTGTTCAAACAAGAGTATATGCAACTCTTCAAGAAAGTATTACTGCTCAGGTTACTACACCCGCAAGTGCTATCCAGAGGTCTGGTACTGATGTTAGAAGTAATGATCCTCGCCTTAATATCCCTGGAACTCCACAATCAACCACAGAATAAGTTTATTAAATAGTACATATTGATTCTTCGATACTAATGGCAACAGCAAGAAATACTAATAATACTAAAGTTGGTTCTCGCCCCAAGGCTGGAAGAGCGGAACTTCTTGCTAGCAATATTTCAAAGAACAATACTGCTAAACAAAATTATACCGCCATAGAATATGGAAATGATCACGGATCAATAAGTTTTGGGCATATTCATAAACAAGGAGATGTAACTTCTGATGTTCTAATTGAAGCATCAGATGCTAGACATTCTATTATCCTTGATAAGGATGGTCCTAGAAAAGGTGGAACTCAGATCACAGCACCAGGAAGAATATCAATCGAATCTGGAGTTGATAAGAGTGAAGGTGAAGATACTCTATTCATTCATTCTTGGAATGGAAATATAGATATAGTTGCCACTAATGGAAAACTTAGACTTCAGGGAACTGATGTTGAAATTATTGCTGTCGGTGAGGGAGGATCAAAAGGAAACATTCAGGTTACAACTGAAACTGGAACTATTAAATTAAAAGGAGATAAGGTTTTAGTTGATGCTGCTTCTTTATATAAGTTAGCAACTTCTGGTACAGCACAGATACTTGCAAGTAATGTGATGCAAATATATGCACCTCTTATAAGAGGAGTAACTGACGCTGTTTGTAATAAGAACGATAAGAATAACAATAAACGCACAAGACAACAACTATCAAAATAAGGAGAAAGATTATGGCATTTTTAATGGATGATAATGCAGTTGGTGGACAAATGATGGTAGGTGCTGGAGTACCAAAAGCACTTGGACTAGGTAGAAATAAAATTAATGGGTCTGCTTATGTTGAAGGTCCTCTTCAAAGTGGACAAGCAGGGTCTCATAATACATGTAAAGCAACCTTGATGCTTGGACCACTAACAAATCCTGATGCTAAAACCAGTCCACTATATTCTTTATGGTGCAGATTTTATGCAAGGTTTCAAAGTTTTGTAAGAGTTGATTTATTACTTAAGTCTCCTTATATTGAAGCAAAGATTGTAAGAACACAAATTCTTCAAGCATCAATTAAAAACTTTGTGATTCCTCATCCAACAAAACCTGGAAAGCAACTAGTTCATACTTGTCTTGAAGGTCCTGAGAATGGAGTTTATGTTCGTGGTAGGTTGTTAAATAAAACTGAGATTGAACTCCCCGAATATTGGACAAAACTTGTAGATGAGAGTACAATTACAGTATCTTTAACTCCTGTTGGAGCTCATCAAGATATTATTGTAAAGAGAATCGGAGATAATAAAGTATATCTTCAAGCAAGACCAGGTATTCCTGTGAATTGTTTTTATCATATATTTGGAACAAGAAAAGATGTTCCCACGTTAGTTACGGAGACTGAAGAATAATGCCATTTTCATTTAGAAAATATGGAACCTTTACTGGTCCTGGTGTAGATATTGAGTATAGGGATAATGATGATTTTTCATTAGATCCTTTTGATGGATATTTTAATCTTAATGATGTTTCGATGGTTCTTGCAAACACCACCGAATCTCCTGCAGACTATGTTTATTTTCATCTAAAGGGATCGAATACTAGAAATGTAACTTTAGAAGCAAGTTACGGACCTATCGTAAAGGCTAATGTTTTAGTTGAAACATTAAATGTTACTGGAATAGTAAAAGCTGATATTGTTAAAGCAAAACAGTTTATTGGAAGAATCAATACTCAGGGATGGAAACACTTTGATATTCAGCATCCTACAAAAGAAGGACATCGTTTACGTCATAGTTCCCTTGAAGGTCCTGAAAATGCTGTTTACTATAGAGGAAGACTGAAGGATAATAATGTAATAGAACTACCAGAATATTGGCGTGGTTTTATTGATCCAGAATCAATAACAGTTAATCTAACTCCTCACGGAGTTTATCAAGAACTATACGTAAAGAATATTGAATGGGGAACTCGAATAACTATTGTAAATAATCTTGGTGGTCCTATTAACTGTAGTTATGTTGTATGTGGGGAAAGAACCGATGGACATAAGTTGATCGTTGAATATGAAGGACAAGCACCAGAAGATTATCCTGGAACTTACGATGAATAAGAGAATAAAATGACAAGTGTATCAGATATTAAAGTATTAACAACAGAATCCTTAGCAGATCTTTCAATCTCAGATACTGCTCTAAATGGTGCTCTTGGTACAGCTACCTCTGAGTATTCAGCGTATCTTGTTCCTTGTGTTGGATATGATAATCTGATTCTGGATAAGATTGATGAGATCAATCTTAAAAAATCTCAGATAGTAACCTTATTGACAAATCATTACGATAAGTTAGTTGCTAACTGTGCAGCGGCACCAAAAGATCCTGGTGTTCCTGGTGTCTCTAATGGTTCTTTTGTTGCCGCATCTGGAATCAAAAGTGATGCTTGTTTAATAGATACTAGTATTATTAGTGTTGCCTCAACTGCTATTGTTTCTGGAACTCTTACCACTTTTGGATATAACTGCCAAGTTTTTATCAATGGTTCTGGGGGAGTTGGTATTGGAACAACAGAACAGTGTGATGTTGGTGTTAGAGGAGAGGTAAGAAAAGAGACTTTATATTCTCTTGTCTATCCATATCTTGAAACTATGAATATAAGTGTTGATGATTGGACAGGAATTAGTCCACTTGACGGTGCTATATTAGAATTTGCGGTTGTTCCTGTTGGTAATTTTTCCTATGTTGGTGTTGGAACTACAAGCGTTGGTATAGGAACAACAAGAAACGATCTTGGAATAGGTAAATCCGTATTTCAGTTTACTGATGTTTATGATCCCAACTTAATTCATAAAAATCAATCACAATTGATTGGTTATTATTATCCTATTAATGATCCAGGGTGTGGAACAACAATCACAACAGCAGTTCAAACTTTGGAAAATGAAATCATCACAATCCGAAGTGGTATTAGCACTCTCATACCAGTTGCCAATACGGCAAGACTTTTAAAAGTTGATGTTCAAGTTGATAAGTGGTGGATTATGAAGGTCCAATCTGACAATTCAAGCAGCACGTCCAACATAGAGACCTATAATGCCAATCTGGATATTGTCCCATACCCCTCTTGACCTCCCCACCCCACCGTGCTATGATACCTAGGTAATCAACGGATGACCGAATGCAAGACGAGTACCTCTCACGATGTGTGGTGGATCCCATCAAGCGTACAGTGTATCTGTACTCCAGTGAAGGGTCAGAAAAACAAGTGACCTGTGATACGGTTGATGAGTTTATGAATGTGCTAGAGTTTGTTCGTGCTACTGTGGATGAGAAAACACTCTCATACGCAAATCCACTTTGAAAACCATTTTAGGTCGAAAAAAACCCCGGTAAAAATTTTCACACGATACTTTTTTTAAATGCGTCCAGAAACAAGAGAATCGATGGAAATGCTGTTCGCAGCAAAATGGAATATTCCAGAAGCAGCAAAGAACTGTAATCTTACCAATAAAGAAATGAAGATTACATTTAACGAATACTGCACTTTACATCCACCAACGTATGTGGTAGAATCTAATAACCAACTCAACCTTTTTTGAGTTTTTTATGGGAGCGTGGTGGAATCGGTAGACACACCAGACTTAAAATCTGTTGGGCGTATGCCCGTGGGAGTTCAAGTCTCCCCGCTCCTATGAGGTTTAACCTCTAAATAAACAAAAGTAGGAAAAATTCCTATGAAGTACAGAATAGATGCCAGATATGTATGGTATAATCGAGGAGCACAAATTGTTCTGATGTACTTCATAAATCAAATTCCTTTTACTTTTGATGATGTTCCAGATGACGGTCTTTATGATCTAAGTCTGATTGAAATAGCAGACAACGAAAGACGATACGAACCAGAGGACTTGTACCAATCTTCTTATTACCTTATAATGGAAGAATGTCATCCTCTTATGTTTGAACTTGATCTGGAAAATCCAGAAATGTTGCCTGCTGATTAAATGCCCTTGTAGCTCAGTGGTAGAGCAACGGTTTTGTAAACCGTTGGTCGTCTGTTCGAATCAGATCGGGGGCTTTGAGTTCATAAAAAACTCCAATGTCATTACTTTCACAAAAAGATAGAAATCTTACTATTGAAGCACTTCAATATCTTGCAGAAAATATAGATAAAAAAATGTTTAATAACCCCCCACAAAGAGAAGAACTGCAAAATAAAAAAACTCAAGTTCTAACTCTACTTAATTGGATTAAACTAGAATATCAGAAAAATGAAGATTAATCTCTGGTATTGCGAATCTATGAATCAATGGCGTTGGACCTTGACTGACGATTCTAGACCTATTTTGAAACAAGAATCAGGACAGCAACCAAATCTTCGTGATGCGATGAATGATGTTGCAAATACTGTAGAATATATGATGAAATCCTAACAAAAATGAGTAAAAATACTCAGTTTTTTATAGATAAAGTAAGTAAAGAAGAGATCAAAAATCTTCTTTACAATTTTCATTATCTAAAAGACGAATCAAAGGATTTTAAAAGTGGATATAACTACGGTTTATTCAAATCCAGTGTTTGTGATGTGTTGCATATCGGCAACTGTCTCGCTGCTTGTGTCTTTACTAAGATCCCCGTCCCAGAAATAGCAGTTGGAGCATTTGGGTTACAAAGGCACGAACAAGAAGGTCTTTATGAACTTTCAAGATTATGCGTGCATCCAGATATTCAAAAAACAGAATATAATATTACTTCTTGGTTTGTTAGTCGTTGTATAAGGAGGTTTAGGAAAGATGCCCGCGTTCGTTGTATTCTTAGTTACGCTGATGCTAATCACCACTCTGGAGTTATATACAGAGCTTGCAATTTTACTTACTACGGTTTAACTCACCCCAAAAAAGATTTCTATTATGCTGATGGAACCAAGCATTCAAGAGGTTCTGTAAAGGGTGCTGAAGGTGAGTGGAGAGAAAGAAGTCGAAAGCATAGATACCTGATGATATTCGATAAAGATTTAAAAAAAAGGTTGACTTGGAAAGAAGAAAAGTGGTATAATAAACAAGACGATACTGAATCGTTACAGTGACCCAAAACGTGTGACTTCAGAACCACCTTCGGGTGGTTTTGTTGTTTAATAAATAACTTATAACGGAAACTATAAGTATTAATAAGATGGGTCTTTCACGCCTGGAAAATTTTCTGAAGTCTGTTCGTGGTACAATTCTTTATGTAGATCCCAACAGTCTTGACGCTACTGATAGTATTGAAAACCAAGGAAATAGTTTAACAAGACCTTTTAAAACTATTCAAAGGGCACTAATAGAGGCAGCAAGATTTTCATACCAAAGAGGACTGAATAACGATAGATTTGGTAAAACAACTATTCTTGTTTATCCTGGAGATCATATAGTTGATAACCGTCCAGGTTGGATTCCTGACGGAGCAAATAATTTTAGATTGAGAAACGGTCAAACTTCAAATGATTTTCCTCCATTTGAACTTAGCACCAACTTTGACCTTTCTGATCCAGAAAATGCTCTTTATAAGTTGAATAGTATACACGGTGGCGTTATAATACCAAGAGGAACTTCGATTGTTGGTTTGGATCTTCGTAAAACCAAGATTCGTCCTAAGTATGTTCCTAATCCAACAAACGATAGTATTGAAAGAACTGCAATTTTCCGCGTAACTGGTGGTTGCTATTTCTGGCAGTTTTCTATGTTTGATGCTGATCCAAATGGTCAGTGCTATATTGATTATACAAGCAATTTATTTGTTCCCAACTTTTCTCATCATAAACTAACTTGTTTCGAATATGCTGATGGAACAAATAATGTCAGTATTACTGATGAATTTTATCCATCTGGGTTAAATTATGATCGTACCGATCTTGATATGTATTATGAGAAAGTTGGTCTTGCATATGGACCAGCTTCTGGTCGTACAATTGAACCAGATTATCCATCAGCTTCGCTTGATATTGAACCAAAGATTGATGAGTATCGTATTGTAGGTTCTACTGGCCTTTCTGTAGGAATTTCAAGTATTCGTGCTGGTAATGGTTCTACGCCAACCACAACGATTACTGTAGACATAGAGTCAACAGTTGCTGGTTTAGAAGTTGATACTCCAATTCGTATTAATGGTGTATCTTCTGATGGATATAATGGTAATTATGTAGTAGTAGAAAAAATAAGTGATACTAGAGTTACCTATAAAGTTCAAAATGCCCCATTAGTTGCTCTTCCATCTCCAATAGGATCTACATTATCATTAGCATCTGATACCGTAACTTCAGCATCTCCATATATCTTTAATATTTCGTTGAGATCTGTATATGGAATGTGTGGTGTTCTTGCTGATGGAGACAAGGCATCTGGATTTAAATCGATGGTTGTTGCCCAATTTACTGGAATTGGTCTTCAGAAAGATGATAATGCTTTCGTTCTTTATAATGAAGGAACTGGTACTTATGAAGATAATACTAGTTCTGGAAATGAAACAATCAGTACAAACTCAAGAGCAGTATTTAAACCATCTTATAAAAACTTCCACATAAAGTGTATTAATGATGCGTTTATTCAGAACGTTTCTATATTTGCTATTGGATATGCTGAACACTTTAGTGTAGAGTCTGGTGGTGATCAATCAATTACCAACTCCAACTCAAACTTTGGAGCAAAGGCTCTTGTTGCATCTGGATTTAGAAGGAATGCATTCTCTCAAGATGACCAAGGATATATCACACATATTATTCCACCAAAAGAACTTCCAAATGATGAAGTATCAATTGAATTTAATGCAATAGATGTTGCTTCCACCGTTGGAGTTGGAACAACAAATGAGAGATTATATCTCTATGGAGAGACGAACCAAGATATTCCTCCTGAACACGTTCTTGATGGATATAGAGTAGGTGCAAGACAAAATGATGCTCTGAAAGTTCTAATCTCTGTTGGTGGAGCAACTACAGAATATAGTTCTAGAATTGTAATGACCAATTCTCAAACTAGTTCTGAAAAATCTTTCAATGTAAATAGGAGTTCCATTGGAATTAACTCCATCGGTTCTTCCAGTCAAGGTGGGACTGCGAATGTTATTACATTGACTGCACCCCATACTTTTGAAAATGGAGAATCTGTTCGTGTTATAAGTGCGACTGGACAACTTCCAGATGGTTTGACTCCAAATACTGTTTACTATGCAATTACTAGTGGTCTTTCCACAAACGTAAATATTAAACTTGCCAAAACTCTAAATGATGCTAAAAATTTAGCAGCAGTTTCTATCAATAATAGTGGTGGTAGTTTAAGTATTGTAAGTAGAGTATCTGATAAAGCACCTGGAGAACTTGGACATCCTATTCAATATGATACCTCTGCTGGTCAGTGGTATATTAAGGTTTCTACTTCATCTACAGACAATACCATTCATCCAAGAGTTGTTGGGTTGGGTACAACTTCTCTTGGTTCGGCAACAGCAAGAACTTATATCAATCGTAGAAAATATAATAGAAATGCTAATGATAGCATTTATAGAATTCGTTATGTGCTTCCTGCGTCTACAGGTGGTAGTTATGCAAGACCACCTAGTGATGGATTTATTCTTCAGGAATCAAATACTACTAGCGGAGCATCAAACACAGAAATTCAAAAATACTTTGGAAGTTCTGGCACTTTAAATGATATTAGTGAACTTAGAAACTTTAGGTTTATTGCTGATGCAAACTGGAATGGATCATCAGCATCTATTGTTACAGAACTTCCTCATAATTTGAAAATAGGTTCTGAGGTTGAGATTACTAATATTACTAGCACCTTGAATACTTCAGGTGTTGGAAATTCTGGTTTTAACGGAACTTATACAGTTTCGGGTATTACAAGTGCAAGACAATTTTCTTTTGCTCTGGGCAATAACCCTGGAACATTTACTAATGATATAAACGTAAGAACCACTTCATTACCATATTTTAAGAGAAAGAGATATAATACTACTTATTATATTCAAAGGAATCAGGAAGCTCAAAAGTATGTTCCTGGAAAGCAGGATGGAGTTTATTACTTAACAATACTAAATTCTTCAAATTCCCCTGCCGTTGCTCCATTTATTGACGAAAAATATTCTCAGCCAGTTAAAGAACTCTATCCTCAAGTTAATCGCGATAATCCAGTATCTGATCCAGAGGAAACAAAATCTTTTGCTTCATCATCTCTGATTGGAGAAGTCGTTGTAAGTGATGTAAGAAATAGTATTACTAAAGAGACGATTAATAAAGTTCTTTCTGATACTGATGTTGGTGTAGGAGTCACTAATATTATTTCATCATCGAATTCAAGTCATACTGTTTATACTTCAATTGATCACGGTTTAAACAGAGTTACTAAGGTTAACATTACTTATGGTGGTGTTGGTTATGGTTATGGTTCTGCTGGAACTTTCTATAATGCAAAACTTGTAGGTATTGCTGGATCCACTACTGGTTATAATGCTACTGCAAAAGTTTCGGTTAATGCCTCTGGTAATATTACCGATGTTAAGATTATGGATGGCGGTAGTTCTTATGCTGTCGGAAATGTTCTTAATGTTGTTGGTATCGCAACCACAACTGGTTTTATTCGTGCAACGGTTCAAGTTACCTCAATATACGATAATGTAGGAGATACTGTAAGAGTTTCTGGAGTTTCTTCTGATTCCTTTGGTGGATATAATAATCTTTATAGAATCACCAGTATTCCTACTGGCAATTCTAAGAGTTTTGTGGTCTCTTCTTCGACAGCAGTCTCTAATCATACTACGTCTGGAATTGGTATTACTGCTTCTCAAAATGCCTTTGTTTATTTGATTGGCAACTCTCTAGGAGTAAGCAGTCTTGTTTATAATAATGTAACGGGACTTGCTACGGTTACTACATCATCCAATCACGGTTTATCTGTTGGTAATAAAATTAGATTATCTGGTGCCACTCAAAATCTTTATAATGGAGATTTTGTTGTTACAAAAAATGTTGGATTATCTACTTTTATTGCCAATATTGGAATCTCTACCAATATTCCTTCAACATCAGGAACCATTTATGCTTATAGACAAGGATTCAGTTCTAATGATGGAGTAATTTCAGGAGATACTGAAAATATTTCTGGTAGGATGATTGCATCTTATGCTGGAATTACAACAACACTTATTGTTGGTATTGAGAATGAAACTACGGATCAAATCACTCTCCGTCGTATTAATACTCTTGACATTAATATTGGCGATTATCTGCAAATTGATGAAGAAATTTTAAGAGTTAAGACTGTAGTTCCAAACAATATTTCTGCTGGTACTCCAATTTCTGTTTTCCGTGGAGTTCTTGGAACAAAAGCTGCAAAGCATTCTATTAACTCTGTAGTTAGAAGAATATCTGTACTTCCTATTGAGTTTAGAAGACATTCTATTATTCGTGCTTCTGGACATACATTTGAATATGTTGGATTTGGTCCAGGTAATTATTCAACTGCATTCCCAGATAAACAAGATAGGCAAATTTCTGCTCAGGAAGAACTTCTTTCCCAGTCAACCAGAAAAGAGGGTGGAATCAACTTCTATACTGGAATGAATGATAAGGGTATTTCATACTCTGGTAATAAGAAACTGAGTACTGTTACTGGTCAAGAAGAAATTTTTGATACCCCGATTCAGACGATTACTGGAGAAGATATTGGAAACGAACCTGCTATCAATGTCGTTAACCCAGTTGAAGGAAACTTTAGTCGTTCTATTCGTGTTGAAGGTGGTTCTGATGGAAAAGCAACTTCCGAATTTAATGGTCCAGTAATTTTTAATGAGAAAGTAACTTCCACTGCAGCAAAAGGATTTGAAGTTAATTCTTTATTCTTGCAGGGTAATGAAAAAGTTTCCAGAAAATATACAATCGGAGAAACTTCACCAACGATTGCAGGAAATCCAGGAGACGTTCAGTACAATTCAAACCCATCTAGTAGCGACTATTTTGGATGGGCCTATACCAATAATAGTGGTTGGGTTCCTTTTGGTAAACTTGGATCAATCGAAAGTCAGACTGGTGTAGGTGTAGGTACTACTGGCGGAAGCGTAGGATTTTCTACTTTAATTAATTTTGTTGGAACGAATATTAGTATTATTCCCCAATATAATTCTATTTCTCAAATTTCCACGCTAAACTTTGTTGGTCCTTCAGTTTCTCAGATTTTAAATGGTTCAAATGTAGGAAGTTCTTCTACAAATCGTTGGGGAATAATACCAACTGTTGAGAATGATGGTGCAATGGATATTGGTAGATATATTGATTTCCATAATGCTGATGTTGATGCATCCGATTATACCTACCGTCTTGATAATAGTTCAAATGGCGTACTGCAAACATCTGGTGCATTAACTGTCAACTCCAATATTAGTCTAACAGGTGAACTCAATTTTAATGGAGCAAGTGACAAGTACGTTGATTTCTACACAAATGATGGAGTATCTAACTATACAGTATATCTGAGATTACTGAATAATGCTAATAGTCAGTTTGATAGTGGAATTACTCTAACCAAGGGAGGAGCAGTAACATTATTCCACAATAACTCTTCAAAACTTGCAACATCTTCCGTTGGTATTACTGTTACTGGTGATGTTTCTGCAACAACAGGAACTTTTGGAACAGTATCTGGAACAACAGGTACTTTTAGTGGAACCGTAAGTGCTTCTGCAATCTCAGCTACTAATGGAAACTTTACTGGAATTGTAACCGCAACTGACTTTGCATCTTCCTCTGACATAACCCTCAAGACTAATATTCACCAGATTGATAATGCTTTAGATAAAGTAACTCAAATTCGTGGAGTTAAATTTGAATGGAAGGAAAACAATAGACCTTCTGCTGGTGTCATTGCTCAGGATATTGAAAAGGTATTACCCGAACTTGTTACTGGTGATGAAACTAAAGTTGTCAATTACAATGGACTTATTGGTCTATTAATTGAGGCAATTAAAGAGCAACAGGAACAAATTGATATTTTAAAAAGTCAGATTGATAAATAGATAATAATAGGGAAGGGTGGAGAGTGAAACCCAATGTCAATCAATAAGAATTTCGTTGTAAAGCACGGATTAGAGGTTGATAGAAATTTAATAGTTGCTGATGCAGATATTAATAAGGTTGGTATTGGAACCACAGTTCCGATTTACACTCTTCACGTAAATGGTGGTATTGGTGCTACTTCTTTATATGTAAGTGGAATTTCTACTGTTAAGAATTTAGTTCTTGATGGATCTGTTAGTGCTGGTGGTACTACTGGAAGAACACGTTTTTATCTTACCTCTACTGGAGCTGGTGTTACTTGGTCTTCTCTTACCAAGAACTCTATATTTACTGAAGCTTTTGCTGGGCAAACTACTTTTAATCTTAATTATCAATTAAACACCGTAGAAGTTTATATAAACGGTGTTCGTTTAGCTCCTAATGAATTTGAAGCTATTGATGGAACTACGGTTGTATTATATACTGCTTGTTTTGGTGGAGAGATTGTAGAAATACTTGCGAATGATGTAGTTCCTCTGGCAGATGTTGGAATCGGAATATCAGTAAGTTATAATGATGTTTTAGTTAATGCTCCAGCAGCAACAACTTTAGTTAATTTTACTGGCACAGGAGTTACTGTAACGAGTGCCTCTGCAAGTGCGGTTGATGTTACAATTAATAAGACGGCAAATCCACCAGGAAAAACAATATATATTGCAAAAAATGGAAACAACTCTAATGATGGATTAACATTAGAATTTCCAAAACAAACTCTTAAAGCAGCTGCAGCAATTGCTTTAGCAGGAGATACGATAAAAGTTTCTCCAGGAACTTATATTGAAGATAATCCAATCACTCTCGCTGCAGATGTTTCTGTTGAGGGTGCAGAGTTAAGAAACTGCATTATAACCCCACAAAATCCAGGTTCGGATTTGTTCTGGGTTTCTAATGGAAACCATATTACCGATTTATCTTTCCAAGGACAAACTGCAACTTCTGGAGCCGCAGTTGTTGCCTTTAAACCTCTTGTTGGTGTTGCAAGCGATCGTTTCTTTGATGCTGCAAGAATGATTCGTTATAACTTAGATTTTATTGCAGCGGAAGCAGTCGGATATCTGACAAGCACTGACTACAGATCTCCTGCATTTACTATGACTGGGGGAGATTATACATCTTGTAAAGATGACATTAAAGATATTTTTAGAGCAGTTTGTCACGACATAACAAGAGGTGGAAACTCTAAATGTGTAGGAGCTGGTCTTTCTTATTATGATGACAATCTTCTTCAGCATATTGTTGGTGTAAAAACAGAAACAATAGATACAATTAAATATGCTGCTGGAATAACCAGATCTATTATCAATAACTCTACTTGGGGTGGAAAAACTGTAGGTATCGCAACAACAGTTGTTTCTGCTCTTTATAATAATATAACTGGAATTGTAACTATTACCGCAACAAATCACGGACTTGGTGATCATGAGCCAGTAAAAATTGTTGGTTTAGGATTTACATGTCCTTCAGGTCCAGGAATTGTAACTTATCCTTCTGGAAACTTAGGATATGTTTTTCCAGTTGATAGAGTGATAAATGCAAACAGTTTTGAAGTTATTGTTGGACAGTCTACACTTCCACATACTTATGTTTCGGGTGGAACAATCCAAAAGTGTGAAAATTATCAGAGCACTTTTACCCAAGTAAAAGATTTGTCGATGCAACCTGATCCAACAACAGCATCTAATGAAGCAGTAAATGGTTGTGCAAATGTAGTTTCTGCAATTTACTCTTGTGTTGGTGTTGTTACTACTATTATTGATCAAGGACCTAGTGTAGTAGGAACACTTTTCAACTTAAGGTATCCTGGAAATGCTGGAATTGGAACTACTGATCCAAATTATATTCCTTCCCAGGGAGTTGGACTTGTAACAAAAGGTCCTTATGTTCGTAACTGCACAAACTTCATTCCAAACAGTATTGGAATGAAAGTTGATGGTTTCCACGCTGAACCTGGTGATAAGGATGATATGGGAATCACTGGTATGATGAGTGTTGATTCTTATACCCAGTATAACCAAGGTGGTATTGGTGTAGAAATTACTAATGGAGCATATGCCCAGTTGGTTTCAATATTTACGATTTGTACAGATCAAGCTATCGTAACTGGTAGTGGTGGTCAGTGTGATGTAACCAACTCAAACTCTTCATTCGGTACTTATGGTTTAGTTTCTAATGGTTTGAGTACTCCAAGCACAAAATCAACCTATCATTATACGGGACATATTGCAGCAGATGCTTCTGAGGGAGACTTTAATATTGCTATTAGTGGAATAGGCAATCAAAGACCTTATTCTGGACAAGCTTTATATTTTAATGATTTATATTATCGAGTTGATAGTGTGACTATTACTGATGGCGGATCGGGATATACTGAAGCACCTAGAGTCGTATTTTTGACAGACACAAATGTCGGTGTTGAAAATCCTGTTCCTTCAGGTCCTTCTGGAATTAGTGCAGAAGCATTTGCAGAAATTACTGCTGGTAAAGTTACAGCAGTTAACATAATAAGTAGTGGTAGAAACTACACTTTAGAAGATAATGTTACAGTAACATTCAGTTCTCCAACAGAAATTGGTGGATCTACTGCTACTGGAACTGTAGTAAAATCCCCAATATATTATCAAGTTCGTTCTGCAACCCTTCCTGTTGCCGGAGTTTCTACAATAACTCTTGCAAATCCATTAAATAATGATGTTGGAATTGGAAGTACTGCCTTCTTGTTCAGACAAAGTTTGCAAATTGTATCATCACACTCTTTTGAGTATATCGGTGCAGGAAACACAATTGAAATTGCAAGACCATCAAAAGGTGGAATTACTATTCAGGCAAATGAAGTAGTTAAAAATTCTGGAGGTGAAGTTGTTTATACGAGTACAGATCAAGATGGAAACTTTGCAATTGGTGATGAATTGATTATCGATCAAGCAACTGGAACGATTCGCGGAAGATCATTCGAGCGTAGTCTTCTAAATACTGTAACACCGTTTATTATCGCATTAGGAGCAAAATAAAAAAATGGCTGGAGCACTAGCACTTAACACATATAAATCGGTTGTTGGTTTAGCAGTTACGACTGGTATTACAACTGCGTATACTGTTCCTAATGGAGTTTCTTCCATTCATCTGTTTTCTGCAGTAGCAAATATTTCTTCTGGAATTGCTACGGTTACTGTTTATCATAACCGAAGTGGTGTTTCTTATGAATTGATTAAAAATGCAAAAATTCCAACTACTGATGTGTTGAACCCTATTAGCGGAAGTCTAGTTTTGGAAGTAGGAGATAGAATTGAAATACAAGGTGCGGCAAATAATACGATGAGATTTACATTAAGTATTTTAGAATCTGCGAAGTAAGAAATGGCAACGTTAAATAGCGGACAGGTTGTAGGTGCTGATGGTCAGTTTATCTCTCTAGATCAAACGGAGAGATATCTTGGACTTCCCGATACAAATGGAAAAATATTAGCATCAGATACTGACGGAACAAGATATTGGACTAGTAATGGTGCTCAAGGTTCTCAAGGTCCTCAGGGATATCAAGGAGATTTGGGACCAACAGGACCTCAAGGACCTCAAGGTGTTCAGGGAGCACCTGGACCTACAGGACCAACAGGACCTCAAGGTATTGCGGGTGCAACAGGACCTCAAGGACAAACTGGACCAAATGGACCTCAAGGACCTCAAGGTGTTCAGGGAGGTTCTGGACCTCAAGGGCAAAATGGATTAACTGGACCTCAAGGTGTTCAGGGAGGTTCTGGACCTCAGGGGCAAATTGGATCAACTGGACCCCAGGGACCTCAAGGTATTCAGGGTGCAACAGGACCTCAAGGGCAAACTGGGCCAACAGGTCCTGTCGGTCCTACTGGACCTCAGGGACAAACTGGACCACAAGGACTTCAGGGATATCAAGGTGTTCAGGGTGGAATTGGTGAGCAAGGATTCCAAGGTTTATCTGGAGCTAATGGTCTTGATGGTGCTCAGGGATATCAAGGTATTCAAGGTGCAACTGGTTCTCAGGGTATTCAAGGTTCTTCCGGAACTTCTATTACAATTGTTGGATCAGTACCGTCCGTTACAACTTCGTCACCAAACACAACATTAACGAATGACGATAGCATTTATATGTGGTATCCACCTTCAATGGGTGACGGTGTAATTGCATCAGATACGGGTGATTTGTGGATTTATAATGGAGCTGATTGGGATGATGTTGGTAGAATTGTTGGACCTCAAGGCCCTCAAGGTGTCCAAGGTGCACAAGGTTTTCAAGGTCGTCAAGGTGCACAAGGTGCACAAGGTCGTCAGGGTGCCACGGGTCCAACGGGATTAACAGGTTCTCAAGGTATTCAGGGTTCAACAGGTCCAACTGGACCTCAAGGACCAACTGGACATCAAGGACCTCAGGGAGTTCAGGGATCTATCGGACTTCAAGGACTTCAAGGACCTCAAGGTGTTCAAGGTGCAACGGGATCTCAAGGTATTCAAGGGTCTCTTGGTTCTATTGGACCTCAGGGATATCAGGGTGTTCAAGGTGAAATGGGTTATGTTGGACCAACAGGACCAACAGGACCAACAGGACCTCAGGGAGTTGAAGGTCCAACAGGACCTGTTGGTCCAACAGGTCCAACAGGTGCAACAGGAACTCAAGGTGTTCAGGGTACAGTTGGACCAACAGGACCTCAAGGACTTCAAGGTCGCCAGGGTGCAACAGGTTCTACTGGTGGTTCAGGTCCAACGGGACCAACAGGACCTCAAGGTGTTCAAGGTGCAACTGGATCTACTGGATCTACTGGACCAACAGGACCAACAGGACCTCAAGGACCTCAAGGTCGCCAGGGTGCAACAGGTTCTCAAGGTATTCAGGGTGCTTCAGGAACTTCTATTACAATTGTTGGATCAGTACCATCAGTTACAACGTCATCTCCAAATACCACTCTTACTGCAAATGATACTGGTTTCCCTTGGTATCCACCTTCAACTGGTGATGGTGTAATTGCGATAAATACTGGCAATTTGTGGATTTATAATGGATCTGACTGGGATGATGTAGGAACAATTGTTGGACCTCAGGGATACCAAGGTGTTCAAGGTGCTCAAGGATTCCAGGGTGTTCAAGGTGCAACAGGATCTCAAGGTGTTCAGGGTACAGCAGGACCAACAGGATCAACAGGACCTCAAGGACCTCAAGGTGTTCAGGGTGCAACTGGATCTACTGGCCCAACAGGAACAACAGGTCCAACGGGACCAACAGGACCTCAAGGTGTTCAAGGTTCAACAGGTGCTACCGGAGCAACAGGACTTCAAGGACCTCAAGGACCTCAAGGTGTTCAGGGTGCAACAGGTCCAACAGGACCTACAGGACCTACAGGAACTTCTGGAACTTCTGGATCTACAGGACCAACAGGACCTCAAGGTGTTCAAGGTTCAATAGGGACAACCGGTCCAACAGGACCTACAGGACCAACAGGACCTCAAGGACCTCAAGGTGTTCAGGGTGCAACTGGCTCTACCGGTGCAACTGGTGCAACTGGTGCAACAGGACCTCAAGGTGTTCAAGGTTCTGTAGGACCAACCGGTCCAACAGGACCTACAGGACCAACAGGAACTCAAGGTATTCAGGGTGGTTCAGGTCCAACGGGACCAACAGGACCTCAAGGTGTTCAAGGTGCAACTGGATCTACTGGGTCTACTGGACCAACAGGATCTCAAGGCGTTCAGGGTTCAACTGGAGCTGTTGGTCCTCAAGGAGTTCAAGGAGCACAGGGTCGTCAAGGAGCGCAAGGTGCAACAGGATCTCAAGGTGTTCAGGGTGCAACAGGACTAACAGGACCTCAAGGTTTCCAGGGTTCTACTGGTTCTCAAGGTATTCAGGGAGCTTCAGGAACCTCTGTTACGATTGTTGGATCAGTACCATCAGTTACAACATCGGCACCAAATACAACATTAACCGCAAATGATACTGGTTTCCCTTGGTATCCACCTTCAACTGGTGATGGTGTAATCGCATTAGATACTGGTTCTCTATGGATTTATAATGGATCCGATTGGGATAATGTAGGAACAATTGTTGGACCACAAGGATACCAAGGTCGCCAGGGTGCTCAAGGATTCCAGGGTGTTCAAGGTGCAACAGGATCTCAAGGTGTTCAAGGTGCAACAGGAACCCAAGGTGTTCAAGGTACAGTAGGAACAACAGGTCCTCAAGGTGTTCAAGGTGCTCAAGGTCGTCAGGGTGCAATAGGACCTCAAGGTGTTCAAGGTGCATCTGGTACTAATGGTGGAACCGGACCTCAAGGTGTTCAAGGTTCAGTAGGACCAACAGGACCAACAGGGCCTCAAGGCGTTCAAGGTGCTCAAGGTCTTCAAGGTGTTCAGGGTTCATCTGGTTCTGCTGGTGGAACCGGACCAACAGGACCAACAGGACCCCAAGGTGTTCAGGGCGCTACAGGTCCAACAGGACCAACAGGACCAACAGGACCAACTGGAGCTCAGGGTGTTCAAGGTTCAGTAGGACCTACAGGACCAACGGGACCAACCGGTCCAACAGGACCTCAAGGTGTTCAGGGCGCAGTTGGTTCTACTGGTGGAACTGGACCAACAGGAACAGCAGGACCAACCGGTCCAACAGGACCTCAAGGTGTTCAAGGAGCTCAAGGTCGTCAGGGTGCTCAGGGTGTTCAAGGTGCATCTGGTACAACAGGTTCTCAGGGTGTCCAAGGTTCAGCAGGACCAACAGGACCTCAAGGTGTTCAAGGTTCAATAGGGACAACTGGTCCAACAGGACTAACAGGACCTCAGGGAGTAAGTGGAGGAACAGGACCTCAAGGTGTTCAGGGTTCGGTAGGACCCACAGGACCACAAGGCGTCCAAGGTGCACCAGGACCTCAAGGTGTTCAGGGTGCACAAGGAGTTCAAGGTTCTGGTGGACCATCTAACGTAATTAGTACGTCAGATAATTCTGGAGCACAAGCAGCACATTATCCTATATTTGTACCTGGAGTTGGAAACCAGTCTCCTCTTATAAGAAGTACTGCAACTGCTTTTAGTTTCGTTCCTGCAACTGGAGCATTAACAGTAGGTGGTGATATTAACTCTGGTTCTGATATAAACTTGAAGAAGAATATTGAACAGATTCAAAATGCTCTTCATACTATTGGCAGTATACGTGGAGTTAAGTTTGAATGGAAAAGAACAGGAATTCCATCTATAGGTGTTATAGCTCAAGAAGTAGAACAGTTTTTACCTGAACTTGTAAAAGGTTCTGAAAGTAAAACAGTTAATTATAGTGGTCTAATTGCGGTACTAATAGAAGCAGTTAAAGAATTGAGAATGAGAGTTGAGATATTAGAGTCAAATTCTAAATAATAATATAAGGAGAATCCGATGTCCATAACAAGAAACAGAGAACTTTCACAATTTGGTTCTTTTCTTTATATTGATGATACTACTCAAAGTATTGCTATTACTGAGGGTTCTTCTGGTTTTGTTGGAATAGGATCTACTATTCCAACTGCAAAATTAGATGTTTTTGGTAGTGTAAATGTTTCTGGATCTATATCTGCTTCTTCTTTTTCAGGATCTATATCAAATGCAACCAATTCTGTTTATGCTGAGACCTCAGGTATTTCTACAGTATCCTCAGGTCTTAGTACTGTAAGTAGTGTTAAAACTTCTGGTATTATTACTGCATCTGCATTTTATGTGAATGATGTTCTACTCATTAACCCAGAATTTTCAACCTGGAATTATACTGCTGCTGCTGGTATTGGAAATACAATATATCGTTTAGGTAATGTTGGAATAGGAACATCTATTGGTGTTACAGAAAGACTTGTTGTAAGTGGTAATGTTTCTGCAAGTGGTAATGTTTCTGGAAGTCGTTTTATATCTACAATTACTTCAGGAACTTCTCCACTTCAAGTTTTATCAAGCACACTTGTTACTAATTTAAATGCTGACTTTTTGAGAGGTAAAGTACCACCATCCGGAGATATTGTTGGTAGTACAGACACTCAAACCTTAACAAATAAAACTCTTACATTACCCACAGTTGGAAGTGGTGGTATTACCTTTAATGGTTCATCAGGTTCCACTAATTTACGTGCTTCTACTGCAGCGTCAGGAACTTTAACACTTCCCGCTGAAACGGGTACACTCATTAGCACCGCAAGTGTTGGTGTAGTAACATCAGCAAATATTTTAAATAATACAATTGTAAATGAAGACATTAATGCTTCAGCAGGTATTGCAATATCAAAACTAGCAGCATCAACTATTTCTGGAGTATCTTTAGGTAACAACTTAGGTTCTTTAACCTTTGGTTCTTATCTTAGTGGTACTACTGCATCTTATAATGGTTCTTCTGCTGTTACTGTTTCTGTAGCAGCAACAAGTATCAATACTGCAGATACTTTAGTTGCTCGTGATGCTTCAGGTGATTTTACTGCTGGTACAATTACTGGTACTATAGTAAATGCAACTTCGGACGTAAACTTAAAGCAGAATATAAAACCAATTGAGAATGGTTTGGAAACACTCAAACAGATGGAAGGAGTTGAATATGAGTGGAAAGCAAACTCTCAGAAATCAATTGGTGTTATCGCTCAGCAGATAGAACAAATACTCCCAGAGTTAGTTACTGAAGTTGACGGAAACAAAACTGTCAATTATAATGGACTTATTGGTATTCTAATTGAGGCAGTAAAAGAACTTTCAGAAGAAGTTGAGGAGCTTAAGAAAAAGAATATATAATAGGCATTTGAAATGTAATAAAGATGAAAGGTGAATGGTGTTATTTTAAGTCTTATTTTTCTGCGGAATATTGTAATTCTATTGTGGAGAAATCAAAAAACCTTAATTTTCAAAAAGCAAATCTTGGCGAAAATGGTTTATCTTCAAATAATGAATATCGCAAGAGCGAAGTGACTTGGTTATATCCACAAGAATTTCCAGAACTATATGATGAAATGTGGAAATTAGAAAGGCAAGCCAATAAAGAATGGTTTGGTTTTCATATCGATAACCTTGAATATATTCAACTTGCAAAATATGATGGAAGTATTCAAGGAGAATATAAGAGACATCAAGATGTTTTTTGGGCAAACGAGAATCCAAGACATCGTAAATTGAGTGCAGTTATACAACTTTCCGATCCCAATACATATACTGGCGGAAATTTAAATCTTTTCGATTGCTCAGAATATCCACCTATCGAAGATATTAGGCAACAGGGAACAATTACATTCTTCCCCTCTTTTATATTTCACGCAGCACAACCAGTTACCTCTGGAATTAGATATAGTTTAGCAATTTGGTTTGAAGGTCCTAAATGGCGATAGATTACCCATACTATCATCAAATTATTGATAATTTTTTGGATTTGCAAACAGCAAAAAGCATAGAAGAAGAATTTCCAGACTATAATTCTTCTTGTTGGTTTGAATATAACAATCCATTAGAGGTAAAAAGAGCTTGCAATAGTTGGTATCATTTTGGATCAGAAACTTATAAATTATTTTCTTATTTAAACTCGCCAACCTATATTGAATATCTTAAAAAAATTACTGGAATAAAAGATTTATATCCAGATATTGGTCTTCATGGCGGTGGACTACATATGATGGGAACTGGTGGAAAATTAAATATACATTTAGATTATTCACTTCATCCAAAACTTAAACTTCAAAGAAAGTTGAATCTTATTTTATATCTAACAGAAGACTGGGATAGTAAGTGGGGTGGAAATTTAGAATTATGGTCTCATGATTCTAAAAAAAATAAACCGAAAGAAAAGATTGTTACTGTTAATAATATTTTTAATCGTGCTATACTATTTGATACAACTCAAAATTCTTGGCATGGATTTTCTGATCCAATTATATGTCCAGAACATATGTATCGTAAAAGTATTGCCGTTTATTATCTTACCACTCCTCCTGAAAATGTAGATAAAAGGGCAAGAGCACTTTATGCTCCAACAAAAGAACAAGAAGATAAAGATGAAATCATACAGTTAATTCAAAATCGCGCAGACCTTATTTAAAATGAAAGATACTCTGATTATTGGTGGAAATGGATATATAGGATCTTCTTTATACTCAAGAATAGATTCAGATTCCGTCGATTTATGTTTATTCGGAGAAGATTTAAATTTTTCGAAAAAGATAGATTATAATAATTTTGATATTAGTGGATATAAAAATATTATCCTATTGGCAGGGCACTCTAGTGTTAAGATGTGCGAATATAATAAAAGAAATGCTTGGGTTAATAATGTAGATTATTTTTATAATTTGTGTGAGTCAATTACATCTGATCAACTATTAATATACGCAAGTAGTGCAAGCGTTTATGGAGTTAAAACTAGTATTTGTAGAGAGGATGAAATTAATATAAATCCGTTAAATCACTATGATCTAACAAAGGTAACAATAGATGTGATTGCAAATAAGTTTATTTGTGATGGGAAAAATATTCTAGGGTTAAGATTTGGTACAGTTAATGGATATTCCAAAAATATTAGATCTGACCTAATGATAAATTCCATGGTATACAGTTACAAAACTAATGGTTTTATTCAATCTTTTAATGACTGGATAAAAAGACCAATATTGGGAATGGAAGATTTGGTTGATTCAATTGTTACTATTCTACAATCTAAAAAAATCTATTCCGGACAATACAATCTATGCTCTTTTAATCTTACTGTTTTTGAAATTGCAAGTATTGTTTCTAATATATTGGGTTGTGAACTAAAAAGAAATCAAACTCAATCTAAAGAAAAAGTATATGATTTTGAAATAGATAATTCAAAATTTAAAAACGTTTATAATTTTGAATTTAAGCAGACAATCGAATCTATTGTCACTAGTTTAATAGATTCTGATTTAAATAACTTCAGTCATAGAAACGAGGATAAATTCTTCATCAAATAATTTTTGAGAGTTTAATATGTATAAAACATTAAAAAAATGTCTGTGTTGTGATAACTCAGATTTAGTCTCTGCTTTAAACTTAAATGAGCAACCATTAGCAAACAGTTATTTAAAAACCATAGATGAAAGTGAAGATTTATTTCCATTAGGAATAAATTTTTGTCCCAATTGCACTCATGTACAATTGACTCATGCAGTTGATCCAGATAAATTATTTAAAAATTACTTATATGTAAGTGGAACAACGAGCACACTAAGGAATTATTTTGATTGGTTTGTAGATTTTTGTTCCAATTATTTTAAAACTTTTTCTAATAAAAAAGTTTTAGATATTGCATGTAATGATGGTTCTCAGTTGGATGAATTTAAAAAGAAAGGATATCAGACATTTGGAATTGATCCAGCAGAAAATTTATATGATTTAAGTTCAGCAAATCATAGTGTGATCTGTGATTATCTAACAGAAGAAAGTATTGAAAAATTTGATACTAAATTTGACATCATCCTTGCACAAAATGTATTTGCACACAATACTTACCCTAAGAAATTTTTAGAAATTTGTAAGGATAAATTGAATGAAAATGGAAAGATTTTTATTCAAACGTCACAGGCAGATATGATTGTAAATAATCAATTCGATACAATATATCATGAACATATTTCATTTTTTAGTGTTAAATCATTTAGTACATTAATAAGAAGTGTTGGATTAAAATTAATAGACGTTCAAAGAACACCTGTTCATGGAACTAGTTTTGTTTTTGTTTTGTCTAAAGATGATGTAGATTGTTCGGAAGATTTTATTTCGCGGGAAAGGGAACTTAATATAGAAATTATTAGAGAATATTCTAACAAATGTTATGAGATTTCTAAAAATACTTATTTAAAGGTGGATGAGTTGAGAGAGAATGGGTATAAAATTATTGGATATGGAGCAGCTGCTAAAGGAAATACTTTCTTAAACTTCTCAAAAATTAAATTAGATTATATTGTTGACGATAACCCATTAAAACAAAATTTATATGCACCAGGATCAAAAATACCAATTTTTTCCCCTGATAAATTATTAGGTGAAACTGGGAAGGTTTGTATAATTCCTTTATCTTGGAATTTTTTTGATGAGATTAAGGAAAATGTTAATAAAAAAAGTTTAAACACTCATGTATTTTTAAAGTATTTTCCTGATTTGGAGATTTTATGAAAACAATTATTTCTCATTTTTATAATGAAGAATATCTTCTTCCTTGGTGGTTAAACCATCATAAGCAATTTTTTGATCATGGTGTACTGATTGACTATCACTCAACTGATAACTCAGCATCTATTATCAAAGAGATATGTCCGACTTGGGATGTTATTCCAAGTAAAAATCCTACATTTGATGCATTAAAAATAGATGAAGAGGTAGAGTATTACGAAAACCAATATGATGGATGGAAAATTGCTCTGAATACAACAGAGTTTTTGCATGGAAATTTTTCTGCACTTGATAATATAAGTTCTGATTATCAATTTATGATTCCATCTTTGGTTTTTGTTGATGACCCAAACCAAAATCAAAAATATCCAAGTGTAAATATTCCTCTACATAAGCAGATTACTACTGGACTGCCAATAACAAACTCTAGAGATCTTATTCCAAGATATTTTAGATCATTTCATAATTTTAATATAAAGTATCCCCTCGGTAGGCATTTTTGGCCAGCATATTCAGTTTATGGTTTGGACTGGGGGACTTCTTATGGATGGAGATCTGATGAAAGATTTCGCGATGAACATCCATTAAAAACTGCACTTTCATCAGAGTTTATGATTTTTTATTATGGATTTGCTCCATATAATAGAAAAATCTTAGATAGAAGACTTCAGATTCAAACTAGAATTCCAGAAAATAATAAAGAAAACGGAATAGGAACCCACCATATTTTTGATCAACAAGAATTAATGGATAAGTGGACGCAACATTATGAAAAATCAGTTAATTTGACTGATATGATGTCAATATACATAAGTAAACAAGAATATCTTGATATTTTAAATAGCAATCAGAGTGAAGAAATTATGCCCACATATGATCAAAAATCCATTCAAAGCTTCCATAAAGACACTACAGGAATATTTTCAAACCTATGCGAAATTGCTATCAAATATAAAAGTGATAAATGTCCATATGTAGAAGGATCAACCAGTGGTCATAGGCATCCATATACTCCAATTTACGACTCTTATTTTTCTCACTTTAGAAATAAACCAATAAATGTTGGTGAGATTGGAATTGAGAATAATGATTCTATTAGTATATGGAGGGATTATTTTCCATCTGCAAACATTTATGGGTTTGAATACTTTCAACATTTAATAGATTCTGCAAGGGATAAAAACCTTCCAGGGGTTCATTATGAGTTAATGAACGTTTGTGATGAAATCTCTATCAGAGAATCCTTTAAAAAAGTTGGAGTAAAATATGATATTTTAATAGATGATTCTACACATTTTTTTGATGACCAGATTAGAATCATTAAAAATGCAGTTGAGTATTTAAATCCAGGCGGTATCTTGATTATAGAAGATATTTTTAGAGCAGAAAATGAGAATAGGTATTCGGAAGAAATTCAAAGTATTTTAAAATATTTCTCCGAGGCTTCATTTATTACTGCAGAACATCAATTGAGAAATTCTGAGGGATGGGATAACGATAAACTTTTAGTATTAGTTCGTAACGAAGTTCCTTTTGAAAAAAACTCAAAAGTTTTTATTATTACTCCATCAAGAAGACCCTTTAATACTTCATTTATTTCTAATACGATTCCTCAAGAATGTGAGTGGGTTGTTGTATTTGATAAAACAGTTAAAAATGAATACTCAATTGATAATGCAACAGTTGTTAAGTCAAATGAAACTGGTTTTTGGGGAAATCCAAATCGTAATATTGGGATACAATATATCAAAGAGTATTTAAATCCAAGTGATAATGACTGGATTTATATCTTGGATGATGATAATGTTATACACCCCAATTGGTGGAATAGTGTTCAACCTCACTTAAACACCGATAGTGCAATCATTACTTGGGGACAAGTATGGCCAACTGGAGAACCAAGAACAACTCCTACTGACGATCCCAAAATTGCAACTATTGATACTTCTCAGTATATGGTTCGGTGGAATGTTGCAAAAAATCTTAATTTTGAATACATCTATGAAGCAGATGGAATTTATGCAGAGGAAGCAGCAAAACGAGGAAAAGTTTTGATGTTGAATCAGTATCTTGGATACTACAACTTCCTTCGTTCTCATAAGTATGGACAAGAAATTCGTACAAATATTTGTATGATTTCTATGTTCAAAAATGAATCTAAAGGCATTCGTAGAATGCTTGAATCGGTTTGGAGACATATTGATTTTTATGTCTTTCAAGATAATGGTTCAACTGATGGAACTCCAGAAATTGTAAAAGAGTTTTTTGCTGATAAAAATATTCCAGGGTTTATCTATAATATTGAAGAGGGTTGGGTTGGATTTGGTTGGAACCGCGATCATTTACTTCAAACAACACTTCAAAGTGATCACGGATGTGATTGGATTATGAAGATGGATTGTGATGAATACCTTGAAGTTGATGATGATTTTGACTGGTCTTATTTTTACAACACAGATATTCAAAGTTTCCATGTAACGGCACAAAACCCTGGATGTATGTATTATCGTGCTTGGATTTGGAACGCAAAGTTACCTTGGAAGTTCCAGCATGATCCAGCACATGAAATTATTTACTTAGATGATGAAAGAGGAGAAAACTTTGAAAGAGTAAATCTTCCTCGCGGATTGCGAATGATAGGAACAAATGATGGTGAAAGTTATACAGTTCCTACAAAATATATTAGTGACGCATTAAAACTAGAAGAGAAAATGATTCGTGAGGGAACATTACTCACGGACACGTATCATTTTTGGTATATTGCTAAGTCCTATCAAGATTGTTATGTAGGAAACTTCTATCCACTTGAAGAAGCACACTCTAAAGAATTTGCAAGAAGATATATTTTCTACTTTGAGGAATATTTAAATTTCATTAAACCTCAGGGTATTCATGAAATGTCATATTTTGCTGCATTTTCTATCGGTCTTGGACATAAGTATCTTGGTGATGTAGAAAAAGCAATCTGGTGGTTTAATGAATCTGAAAAATATTGTCCGGTTAGAAATGAACATATTGTTTATCTTGCAATAACATACCAAGAACTTCAGCAATATGAAAAAATGCTGGAGCAAACTACTAAGTTGATACAGCCAGAAAGAAAACTTCCATTTCCCGACTATTATTTCTTAATTGATACAAATTTTTATTATGATAGCGGCAGTTTCCCACAAGAACTTCATAATTTTGCACTTTCAAATGTTACTGAAGAAAAAACTATAGGGTCTTTCTCTGTCAATATTCAAACTAAACCAAGAATTTGGATTGTGGATGACTTCTATGATGACCCATATGCTGTAAGAGAGTTTGCATTAAAGCAAGAATTTGAAGAGAATTTAAATTATTATAAGGGCAGGCGTACTAAACAACAGTTTATTGTTCCTGGAACTAAAGAAGCATTTGAAAAAATTATTGGTAAAAAAATCACTAACTGGACTGAAACTCACGGAATGTGTGGAAGATTTCAATACTGTACAGCAGAAGATGATTTAGTTTATCATTGTGATAGTCAAACTCTAGCGGGTATGATATACTTAACCCCAGACGCACCATTTTCTTGTGGGACTTCACTTTTTGCTCATAAAAGGACAAGACTGAGAAATGAGAATGACTTTGGAGACGTAGATGTTTTTGGAGAAACTGGATTTTATGATAGAACTAAATTCGAACTTGTAGATACTGCAGGAAACGTTTTTAACAGACTTGTTCTTTTTGATGCAAAATGTATTCATTCTGCAAATGAGTACTTTGGAACTGATATAACTAACTCAAGACTTTTTCACTTATTCTTCTTTGATTGATTATGAAAATTAGTATTATTACACCATCACATAAGTATCAACCTTATTTTGATGAACTTTATTCAAGCATAACAGCACAAACCCATTCAGACTGGGAATGGGTTGTTTACCTTAATGGGGAGTTTAAAAAAGATAAACTCTCCGCAGAAATTTTAAATGACGAAAGAGTCAAAGTATTTGAAGACTATGATGGAAACACTAATATTGGATATGTAAAAAATAAAGCTTTCTTCTTGGGAACTGGTGAGGTTCTTGTAGAAGTTGATCACGATGATATTCTAACGCCTGATTGTTTAGAAGAACTTGCAAAGGCATTTGAACAAAACCCTGAATGTGGTTTTGTTTATAGTGATAATGCAACTTATCATATGCAAGATGCCTTTACTCCTTATAGTCCTATGTTTGGATGGACTTATAGGGACTTTGAATGGAACGATAAGAAACTTATCGCGATGAATTCCTTCACAGCATCAAGTCATTCTGTTTCTTATATTTGGTATGCTCCAGATCACGTTCGTGCTTGGAGAAAGGATGTCTACGATAAGATTGGAGGACATAATGTAGAACTTTCAATCTGCGATGACCACGAACTAATGATTCGTACTTACCTTGAAACTTCTTTCTATCATATTCCTAAAGTTCTTTATATCTACAGAATTACTGGTGATAATAGTTGGTTAGAAAGAAATGAAGCAATTCAAATCAAAACCAAAGAACTTCATAACCAATATGCACAACTTCTTGCAGAAAAAGATGCTGATACAAGAGGTTTATTAAAAGTTGATATTGGCGGTGGACTATTTCCAAGAGCTGGATACACCACAATTGACCAAGAAGATGCAGATATTATTTGCAACTTAGATGATGGTATTCCTTTGAAGGATAATAGCGTTGGAGTATTAAATGCTTCTCACGTTATTGAGCATCTCAAAGATCCTATTAAAACGATGAGAGAGATTCATCGTGTTCTAGCACACGGTGGTTGGGCATTTATTGAAGTTCCTTCTACTGATGGTAGAGGTGCTTGGCAAGACCCAACACACGTTTCTTATTGGAATGAGAACTCTTTCTGGTATTATACTAAACAGTCTCACGCTCAGTTTATTCGTAATAAAGATATCAAGTTTTCTTGTATGAGACTTGAAACAAACTGGTGGGATTCTAATATTGCTGTGGTAAATACTCATCTCGTTGCTGTTAAAGATGGAGATAGGTATCCAGGTCCTATTGAGATGTAATTCTTATAAATAGCATATAGTCACGCCGAGTGGGAGACACGAAGATGGCAACAGAAAAAACTCTTTCTTGTAATGGGAGAGTGAAATAATGGCACTTCAAATTAGTGGAACTAATGTAGTTGATAATAGTAGAAATCTTGCCAATATTGAATCATTTTTAAGCACCGTCAAGTCTGTTTGGGCTAATTTTACTTTAAACTTGGGGGCGGGGAATAATTTAACACTTGGTAATAGAACTGTTTTTATAACATCAGGCAATAATTGCACAGTAACCTTACCAACTACTTCATTAACACAAGGACTTGAAGTAATTGTAGGAGGTGTTGGCAGTTCGGTAACTTCTATTACTGTTAATCCTGGGGTTAGTGAAAGAATTATGGGACTTGCTTTGGGAGAAACTTTGGTAATAGATGTACCAAATACAGTTGTAAAATTTATTTACGTCGGCGGCACATTCGGTTGGAGCATTCTCTAATATGGCAACTTTATTAAGCAGTCTTCTTGGAACTAAAAAGATAGACATAGAACTATTAGTAGTCGCTGGAGGAGGTGGTGGAAATTATATAGTAAATACTATATACACACCTTCACCAACCACTAGGCTTATAGATATTTCCAAACTAGGTGCTGGTGGTGGTGGTGGTGGAGTTTTTTATGGCGTAATTCCTATCAATCCAGGATCCACTTGTCCAGTAGTAATTGGTGGAGGTGGTGCAGGTACATCTGGTTTCGCCCCTGGAGACGGTACATATGGTTTCAATATAGCAAGTAATGGAAGTCCAAGTATATTTTCTGCACCAACTATAAGATATGAAAGTTTTGGTGGTGGTGCAGGTGGAGGGTTAAATAGTGGTACATTTAGCATCGGTAACGGTGCATCTGGTGGAAGTGGTGGCGGATCTCCTGGCAATACTGCTCCTGGAGTTGGTGCCGTAGGTTATAGTTTACATGCTTATGGTCCTTATACCAACCAAACACAAATATCATTTGGAGGTGGAGCATTTTATGGAAATAATGGATTGGAGGGATCTACCGGGCCAATTGGTCCAGGAAGCGGTAGTGGTGGTTATGGTGGATCTTCTGCATTTGTTACAGCAATTGCCGGAATAACAACAATGTATGGTGTTGGCGGCACGGGCGGCAACGCGCCGGCCGGCGCGCCAGAAAGAAGAGGATATGTTCCAGCACCAGCACAGCAAAATACAGGACATGGTGGAAGTGGGATAGGTCCTTTGTCTTTATCGCCGCTTCCCGCAGCTGTAGCACCATCTGGATCTCCTGGACTCGTAATAGTACGATATCCAACATCGTTGGCCGCTGCTCCTGCTTTTCCTGGGGCAACAGATATATCTCCATCTACTCCTGGTTATAGAACTTATAGGTTTACTTCTCCAGGATCAATTACTTTACCATAAAAGGAGGACAAGCAATAATGGCTCACTATGCACTAATAAATGACAATAATGTAGTACAAAGAGTTCTTTTCGTCGATAATGTTCATATTTTAGATGAATATGGAAATGAAGATCATGAGATCGGCATTTCAATGTGCAAAGAAGGATTAGGCGATCCTGATGCAAGACTAGTCAGAACTTCTATTAATAGAAACATAAGATTTCGCTATGCTGCAGTAGGATATACTTATAATAAAACTTTGGATGCCTTCATTCCACCAAAACCTTATGCTTCTTGGGTTTTAAATACTGAAACTTATGATTGGGAAGCACCAGTTCCACAACCAGAACCAGAAGAAGGTTTTGAATATGTTTGGAATGAAGAGGAAGTGGTATGGGATAAAATAGAATTGCCACCAGTAACTGAAGAAACTCCTCAATAACATAAATAACTTATAACAGACTAATGAGGAATTACCAGATGATAAGTAAGAATTTCTTCCTTTTGGGGGTATAATTCTATGGCATTTCTAATCAATAATACGCCAGTTATTGATAACAGTCGCAATTTAGCAAATATTGCTTCTTTTGATAGTACTGTTGCAAGTACTTGGGATCTTGTTACAACAACTTCAGTAAACAAAATTCTTGTAAACAGAGAGTATTGCAGCGTTACTGTTTCTGGAGTTACAGTTACACTTCCACAAGTTCTAAATCCAGCTTCTAGTTCTGGATGGGAAGTTCTTATTTCAGTTGGAAATTTCTCAAATACAATAGTTAATGTAAATGGCGGAACTATTATGAGTCTTGCTGAAAATATGACTATTGATTCTTCTTATGCATCAGTAAGATTGACTTATGTTGATGCCACTCGTGGTTGGGTTATTACTTAAAAATAAAGGAGGATAAAATAAATGTCACTTTTAAGTTCATTTGCTGGTAGTAGGACAATTCCTATTGAAATATTTCTTGTCGGTGGTGGCGGCGGCGGAGCTAATTATACGACAGGACGAGGAGGTTCTGGTGGTGGCGCTGGTATGGTCATTTACAAAAGAATGGATGCACGGGTAGGAGCCAATTACAATATTTTTATTGGTGCGGCTGGAGCAGGCGGGTCAGGCGGTGCAGGGGCGCCTCCGGGAGTTCTTGTTTCCGGTTCTTCTGGTGGAAATACTTCTTTTGGAAGTCTTACTGCATACGGTGGTAGTGGAGGAGATATAATTTTTGGTGCTGGTAATGTTCCATCTTTGATGAATTTTGGTAGTGTTGGTGGTGGAACAGGTCCCACTAAAGTTGATAAATTTAGTACAACTTATGTATATAGTGGTCCTATTGGTCCCAATGGGTACGTTAATGCTGTAATTGGCAAGAGCGATTTTCATAAAGATTCTAGTCATTCATTTGATGCTGATGGTGGATTTGTTGGTGTGAATGGGTGGAATTACAGTTATACTGGACCGGTTGCTTATGAATTTGGACATACTTCAAGTAGTGGCACATTTTCGAACGCTGATGTACCTTTTGGTACTTATCCATCCGGTGGCGGTGGTGCTGGGTCTGCGGGACAACCAAATTTGGGATCATCAGCTCCATTTGGTGGTTCTGGTGCTGGTGGATCTGATGGATCTGGTGCAGGTGGATATGGAGTATATGGATCTTTTATTGGGTTGACTACATCCTATGCTGGAGGTGGTGGTGCTGGTAATAACAATAATAATGCTACTGTCGGTAGTTATCCAGGTGGACTTGGTAAAGATGGTGGAGGACCTGGATCAGTAGGAGTAAACCCTGGCACTCCTGCGCCATCTGGGGCAGCAAATAGAGGAGGTGGCGGTGGTGGGGGTGCCATCATCTTTAACACTGGACAATCAGGAGGTGGTGGAGCTGGTGGTTCCGGTTTCGTTTTCATTCGTTATCCAACAGCATATCCTGGAGCAAGTGTTACTGCAAATGCTATAGTAACACCACAAGCAGGATATTATGTTTATGGATGGACTTCTGGTCCAGGAACTATTGTATTCAACTAAAGAGAGGTAAACAATAATGGCACACTTTGCAGAATTGGATGAAAATAACGTAGTTAAAACAGTTCTTGTAGTAAATGATGACTATTTAAAAGATGAGAATGGTAATGAAGTAGAACGACTTGGAAAACTCCATATGGAGAAAGTTCATGGTGGTAAGTGGGTTCAAACTTCTTACAATAATAACTTTAGAGTAAGATATGCAGGAGTTGGATATACTTATGATGAAACTTTAGATGCTTTTATTCCACCAAAACCTTATGCTTCTTGGGTTTTCAATAATCAAAATTATAATTGGGAAGCACCATCACCTATGCCACCACTAAAAGAAGGTTTCCGTTATGAATGGGATGAAAATAGCCGTTCTTGGAAATCAATAAAAATATGATCTTGAATTCAAGAGGGTTATAAACCCTCTTTTTTATTGACATAAAGTTAATAACGATATATAATAGCGTTGAATGAACTATAGGAGTAACTAGTGGCATATCAATCAATATGGTTTCAAACTAACCTTCCAAACAAGGTTATTGATATTATTGAAGAAGACCTTACAGAATACTTTGATCCCCAACTACAAGACTCAAGAGTTGGCGGTGGTGATTATGGAACGGTAGATAAAGATAAAAGAAATGCAAGAAATGCTTGGGTTCCAACAAATCACTGGATTGCTGGATTTGTTTGGCACTATGTTCAAAGAGCAAATCGTGAAAATTTTCTGTATGACCTAACAAATATTGATGGGGAGTCACTTCAATATACTGTATATGGAGAAGGTGAGTATTATGGTTGGCATAATGATGCGGGACTTGCATCATATTATAAACCGATGTCTAGTGGAAATAGAGGACACGGAGAAGCAATTGCTGCAGACTTTATTAACGAAAACTGTGAAAAAGTAAGAAAACTTTCTTTTAGTTTACTTCTATCAGACCCCGATACTTATGAAGGAGGTAATCTTCAGTTTATTGATGAAGCTGGAAAATCTTACTTTGCGCCAAGGCAAAGAGGTACTATTATTCTTTTCGATTCCAGAACACAACATAGAGTTCAAAAGATAACCAAAGGTGTTCGTAAGAGTATTGTAGGTTGGACGGTTGGTCCACGTTTCCGTTGAGGTGATCTTATGTCAGAACAAATGTCACAAGAACAACTTGATTTTCAAGAAAGATTAAATGCAAATACTTCACCAACAAATAATGAACAGTTTGATCGCGATGGATATCTTGTCTTGAAAAATCTATGGGATCCTCAAGACCTTTATTGTGAACCACCAAAAATTAAAGGGCAATACAATTACTATGGGAAACTTGAAAAGTTTTCTCATATTCCAGTTGAAAACCAAGTAGAAGGTTCTACTTCAAGATACTACTATCCACCATACAAGTATGTACATTCCCAAATTCGTTTGAAACTTGAGAAGGCTATTGGTAAGAAACTTTATAATACTTATTATTACGATCGGTTTTATAATCCAGGTCAAGCACTTACGAATCATGTTGATCGCCCAGCATGTGAGATTTCAGTAACTGTTCATGTAAGTAGCAATCTCAAACAGTCCTGGCCTATTTGGATTAAAACTCCAGACACTTATGATGACCCAGAGAAAAAGACTAATATCATCAAAAAAGGAGAAAACCGCTCAGTAGTTCTTGGTCCTGGTGATGGTATGATTTATAAAGGATGTGAGCGTCCTCACTGGAGAGAACCGATGCCTGGTGTGAGAAGAAATAAGATTCGGAAGTTCCTTAATCAGTCAGAACTTTATTATCATCAAATCTTTTTTCATTATGTTCTTGCTGATGGTCTAAGAGCAAATCACGCAGGAGATATGTAGTTTTAACTAAATAGTTAAAACCTCATAAGACAGATGGCAGTTGCTGAAATCACTAATATTGTAGTTGAAAAAGGGACTGATTTTGAGGCAACCTTTAATCTTTTTTCTCCAGATCAGTCTGCAGCAGTTCTTGCGGGACTTACGACAACTTATGCAAGTATTCGTAAGTATCCCGAATCAACTGAAGGTGAAGAGTTTTCTAAGATAATTACTGCTAATACTGGGACAATTGTGTTGTCTTTAACTGCTACACAGACTGCAAGATTAAAGGCAGGTAGAAACTATTTTGATGTTGTTCTTACTATTAATGGTAAGAAAACAAAAGTCATTAAGGGAACAGCAATCGTAGAAGAGAGTGCTTCCGTATGACTTATAAAGTTAGTTTTAATAGCGGTAATAATTATTCGGTTAAATTTTCACAACCGACAAATTATAAAGCAAGTATTTCATACGCAATAGAAATTATGCCACAATACCTAGACGAACTTACAGATGTAGAAATTAGTGGAAATCATGATAAGTATGTGTTGATGTATGATGCTTCTACTGGAAAATGGAGAGATGAAAACCCAGACGAAGTTTTAAATGCTGCAGCAGCAACAGAACTAACCCAACCAGGATTAGTTGGGTATGCAACGGCATTCCTAAATCGTATTGATATCGATCTTGATGATCGTATTGATCTTGACGGGGGAACTTTCTAGTTAAACTAAATAACTAAAAGTAAATAGCATAGAGAAATGCCTGCACCAGTACTTCAGTTTAAAAGAGGTAATGCAGGGGTTGCAGGAACAGTTCCTGCGCTCCGTCCAGGTGAACCAGCGATTTCATTAAATAATTTTGACTTCTTTGTTGGTATTGATACCTCAGTAGCAAATAATAAATTTTTCGGTTCTCATCGTTATTGGGGAAGAGAAGACGGAACTAACTCATTAAGATTGAAGTTAGTTGATAAAGATGGATCAAATTATGTTGCAATTAAGTCACCAAATACTCTTGCGGGTATAGTAACTTATGTTCTTCCAGGAACTCAAGGAGGATCACAAACTGTTTTAACTAATGATGGTGGTGGGAATTTATCCTGGTCAAGTGGATCATTAGATGCAGTATTTAGTGGAATTACTACAGTAAATGGTTCTTTCCTCGATGTAAATGTTGATGCAGATTTCTCTGGCATTACTACATTTTCAAACACCACTGACAACACTTTAGGTGATCCAAATACCGGTGCAGTTCAAATTGCAGGTGGTGTTGGTATTGCAAAAAATCTTACAGTTGGTGCAGGACTTTCAGTTGGTGGTCAGTCATATTTTATAGGAACAGCAACATTTTATAGTGGTACACTTAATCTTGGCGATAGTGATACTGACAATATTAATGTTGCAGGAGAGTTTATATCAAATCTTGTTCCAAATGCAACCAATACTTATGATTTAGGTTTAACTGGAAAGAGATGGAGAAATGGATATTATTCTGGAAATGTAGAAGTTACTGGAAATTTAAATGTAACTGGGGATGTTTCTGTCGGTGGAACAACAATTATCCTTCGTGGTACTGATGTCTTTATTGAAAACAAAGATATTATTCTTGGATATACTACTACAACACCTGCAAATGATGATACTGCAAATCACGCAGGTGTTGCTATTGCATCTACCGAAGGAACACCATTAGTTTCATTCTTCGCATCTGGAATTAATACACTTCCAGATACTTATAAGCAAATGATGTGGTTCAAGAGTGGAACTCTTGGATTCTCAACTGATGCTTTTGCTTTTAACTATGGTGTAGCGATTGGAACCACAACAATGGCAGACGGTACTCGTCTTGCTGTTGGTTCTGGTGTTACAATAACTAATGATACTGTTAATGCAGTATCTGGTAATTTTGTTAATTTAAGTGCTACTAATATCACTGGTTCTCTGACTGGTACTATATCAACAGCAACCAGAGCAACAACTGTTGATACAACATCAACTTCAACTAATACAAACTATCACTTAGTATTTACTGATAACGCAACAAGTACCACTGGTGCAACGATGCGTGTTGATGCTGGTATCTATTATAATCCATCATCCAACTACTTATTTGCATCACAATTTATTGGAGATGTAGTTGCTGGAACCATTAAGGCTGCAGATACTACTACAGCAATGACCCTTGCAAATAGCACGGGTAATGTAACATTTAATGGTGATATTCAAATTGGTGGTAATGATATTAAGGCATCTGATGGAACTACTGCACTTACACTTTCATCATCAACTGGAAATGTAAAAACTGGCGGTGATTTAATTGCTGGTAGCGGTTATCTTGCTGCATCAGATGGAACTCGTGCATTGTATATGTACGGAACATCTGGTGATGTTTCATTCCAAGGTAAGGCAATTGTAAATAGTATCAGAAGTGCTACTGATTCTAATAACGCTATTAGTCTTTCTGGTCGTGATGTTATTCTTGAAAATAATGTTAAAATTGTCGGTGTTACTACAATTGGTACTGGTGTAGGAGTTACCCAATTCTCTGGTTCAGTATCTACAGGTACATCAACATCTTCTGTTCCAACTTCATCTGCAGTTATTGATTATGTTGGAACTCAAATTGGAAACGTTGACCTAACACTAAGTCTTGCCGGTGATACTGGTACTGGTTCAGTCAATACATCTCAGACATTTACAATTGCTGGTACTGCAAACGAAGTCAATACCTCAGCTTCTGGTCAAACAATTACAGTTGGACTTCCTGATGATGTAATTGTTGGAACTTCTCTAAGTGCTCCAACAGTTAGAACGAATATTATTAAATCACAAAATACTGGTGCAACTGTAATTACTCTTACTGGTAATGATGCAACATTTGCCGATGACCTAACAGTTCAAGGTAACCTGTATGTTCAGGGTAGTACAACTCAGATTGATACAACTTCTTTAACAATTGAAGACCGTACAATTGAACTTGGTAGAATTGCATCAGGAACTCAACCAACAGCAACAAGTTGGGATCTTGCAGTTCTGTTTAATTATGGCGATGGTGGTGCTAAGAAAGCAGGCGTTGTTTGGGAAGCAAGTGGAGCAACTAAGAGATTCCAATTTACAACTGATGTTTCTCCAGGAACAGATGGTACAGAGATTGAAACAAACAAACCACAACTTACAGTAGCAAACTTTGCTCCTATTGAAATCTCTGAACTATGGGTCAATAACTCTTGTACTGGTGGTTCTCAACAAGTTATCGGATGTGTTGGTGCAGAACTGCAACTTCAAAATATAACAATTGACGCTGGTACTTTCTAATATAAAACTTCATATTCTAAATAGAGGGTAGAAATACCCTCTTTTTTATGACCGAAGAAGATTTGAAGGCGATTCTTTCCAAATATCAACAAAAAACGTTTGAGTTATATAACACTAACATTGTATTAGAAACTCAAGTTGAGCAATTAAATAAAAAAGTTTTATCTTTAAGTTCTGAAGTTGAAAAACTTAAGAAATCTAAAAGAGGAGTAAAGATGGAAGAAGAATTTTAATAAATAATAAAAACTCTTATATAAGAGTTTCTGCGGTAAATACCACTATGAGGTTGAATGTCTGATCCAAATATTAGGATAAAAAGATCTGCAGTCCCTGGTAAGAGACCAACTGTAGAACAGTTGCCTTCAGGGGAACTAGCTTTAAATACTTATGATGCCGAATTATTTGCCCGCAGAGAAAGAACAGGTATCGGTACTGATATTGTAAGAATCGGTGCTGGAACAACAGTTACTAATGTTTTATATGTCACAAAAGACGGAAACGATACAAACACAGGAAAAAAACTTGGAGACGCCAAGGCAACAATCAAAGCAGCAGTCGCAGCATCAGCAGAAGGAACGGTTATTAGAGTTGCTGCTGGATCTTATATAGAAGATAATCCTATTGAGTTGCCACCCCAAGTTAGCATTGTTGGTGATAGTTTAAGAGAGGTATCAGTTACTCCATTAAATTCCAATCAAGATTTATTTCACGTTGCTCCAGGAAACTATATTACTGAGATGTCTTTCACAGGAACTATGGATCCTGGATTTGGAATAGCAGCATTTAATCCAACAAAAGTTAGATATTTCAATCAGTCACCATATATTCGTAACTGTACTAATTTTGTTCAGAATAGTATTGGACTTAAGATTGATGGAAAAAATGCTCTTGGTCCTATCAGGAGTATGGTTACAGACTCATTTACTCAATACAACCAAAATGGTATTGGAGTTTCAATCACAAATGAAGGGTATGCCCAGTTAGTTTCATTATTCACTATTTGTAATGATATTGCAGTTTTCTGTGGTTCTGGTGGTGCTTGCGACTTAACAAACTCCAACTCTTCTTTTGGAAACTATGCTTTGGTTGCTGATGGAATAGGTCCAAGAAAATATACAGGAATCATTACAAGTTCAGCAGCTGCAAATAGTGACACTTTTGTTGTAAACTTAAGTGCTTCAACCTATAATATTTCAACAGCAGTTTATAATAATGCAACTGGCATAACAACTATTACCACTTCATCAAACCACAACTTTACTGTTGGAATGGGAGTAAGTTTAAGTAATTTGTTATTTAGTTGTGTAAGTACTGGAACCACTGCTTTATATCCAAGTGGAACAAATGGATATGTTTTTGATGTCAAATCTGTTCCAGCAGCAAACCAGTTTACGGTGAATGTTGGTATTTCAACCACGCCAGATCAAGTTTATGTTTCTGGTGGAACCGTAAAAACTAATATTATTAGACCTTTTGATGGTCAAGTTGTTTATTTTGGTGATTTATATTATACGGTCGGAGAAATAGTCGTAAGTTCTGGCGGAACCGGGTACACTGGAAATGCTGTTGTTACAATAGGTTCACCATCAACAGATTGGGGAGTTCCTGCTCAGGCAGTTGCAGAAGTTAAAGACGGTTCTGTAGTTGGAATTGAAATTGTATCCAGTGGTCGTGGTTATTCAACGATTCCAACGGTTACAATTAGCACCCCTGATGTTGGAATAAATACTGCAACAGCTACTGTAAAATTAATTCCAACTTATTATGCGATCCAATCTTGTACTCCAGTTTCTTCTGCTGGGATTTGTACAATTGTATTAACTGATAATGTTCCTTATGCAGTTGGTGTGGGAACAACGGTTCCTTTCTTTAAACAGAGTCGTGTATTAGCATCTGGACATTCTCTTGAATATATTGGAACTGGTACTGATATTGATACTGCTTTTCCATCTACTGGAGGAGTTCCTATTCAAGATAATGAAACTGATATGAGAAATGGTGGATTGGTTGTTTTCACTAGTACAGACCAATCAGGAAACTTCAGAATTGGTGATGGTGTTGTTGTAAATCAACAAACTGGAACTATTAGTGGAACATTTTATTCTAAGAGTTTATTTTCAACATTAACACCATTTATTCTAGCATTAGGAGGAGATTAATAGAATGGCACTAGCACTTAATGTATTCCAAACAGTTACTTCAGTTGTTTCTATAAGTCCTTCTGAAATTTATACAGCCCCAGTTGGATATACTGGTGTCGTTCTTTTAGCGCAAGTTGCAAATATTGGGGCATCTACAGAAGATGTGACATTAGTGCATCGCAGAAGTTCCACAGATACTGAGATGTTAAAGCAATATCCTATTTCTTCAAATGATACAGCTAACCTTCTTGCTGGAAAACTGGTATTAGAGAGTGGCGATAAATTGGTATTATCAGGAAGTAACGGAACAAATTTAAAATTTATTGCAAGTATTTTAGAAACACTTAACTAATACTATAAAGAAAAATGGCAAAATATCTCAGCAATCGTCAAAAGAATCTAAAAGTTGGTGTTAGCTCTTATACTGAGAATGATACCGTATTGCAGGTTGTTGGAAAAGTTGGTATCGGAACTACCAACGCAACCAGAGATTTGGACATTGCTGGTGAAACAAGATTTAGAGGAGCAATATATGATGCAAATAATACATCAGGTTCTTCAGGTCAGATTTTAGTTACAGTTGGTAGTGGGACGACTTGGACAAGTATTGATAATATTTCCACAATTCAGACGATTATTAATACGTCTTTAACTGGTATCTCAGTTGAAGAAGAAAGTGTTGGTATTGGTACGACATTTACAACACTCAATTTTATTGGAGCAGGAGTAACTGCAACTTCTAACGGAACAACCGCAAATATTACTTTTACTCAGCAACAGGGACCTCAAGGAGCACAGGGTTTTCAAGGGGCGCAGGGTGCTGAAGGTCCTTTACCAGAAAGTACTATTTACTATCCAACATCCATTTCTATGGAACCTGGTGTTGGATCTTACTCTTCAGGAACACTTTCTGGGATTCAAACTTACGGAGATTATAATACTGGTGGTTTTTATGGTCTGTATGATACAGCAACAACACCTGGTTTTGACGTAAGAATTGGATTTACAAGTGTAACACAATTTAATAGAATCTCTGCAAATATTAATTATGCAGGTTCTTCAACACATACAGTTGAAATTGATCTTTATAATTGGAACACTTCTGCTTGGGAGACTTTCCAAACATATACAGGATTGGGAACATTTACAACATTCCAGCCTGGAGTAATTGATAGTGCTCCATTTATTAATGCTGGAATTGTTTCCGCAAGACTTTATCATTTATCGGGAGGATTTCCTTCTCATTATACTCAAATTGATTATTTTGTCCTAGAAGATTCTATTGCTGGTGGTCAAGGTCCAAGAGGACTTCAAGGTCGTCAAGGAGTACAAGGTGCTCAAGGTGTTCAAGGAGCACAAGGAGTTCAAGGAGCACAAGGTTTCCAGGGTGTTCAAGGTGCCCAAGGAGTTCAAGGAGCACAAGGTTTCCAGGGAGTCCAGGGAACACAAGGTGTTCAGGGTGTTCAGGGTGCTCAAGGAGTTCAGGGAGGACAAGGTTTACAAGGAGTTCAGGGAACACAAGGTTTCCAGGGTGTTCAAGGTTCTCAAGGTTTCCAGGGTGTTCAAGGTGCACAAGGTTTACAAGGAGTTCAGGGAGCACAAGGTTTCCAAGGAGTTCAAGGAGCACAAG